CGTTGATACATTACAAGACTTCAAGGATATAGTTCAAACGTGTAAGTTCTGGGGGGGAAACATGGGCAATATCAACACTAGAGAGAATATTAAATATTAAATTAATAATCTTGTCCAAAGAATCATATGATTCAGGAGATCCTGATAATGTCATCATGTGTGGTCAATTGAACGATGAGATATTAAAGGAGCGAGGTGATTTTACCCCTAAATATTATATTATTGCAGAATGGATAGGCAATCACTATAGAAGTGTGGAATATAAAGGGAAAAAAATACTTGAATATAAAGATATACCATATAGTATTAAGAATGATATAGCTAATAACTGTTTAAAGGGCACATCGGGTCCATTCTCTATAATTCCTAAATTTAAACAATTCATAGAACAAAATAAAGATGTTAGTGAAGAAGAAATAATTAACCTGGTTGATGATTCAGATAACTCTGATGATATGGGAGAGATAGACCTTAATGAATTAGTATTTGATGAATAATATTTTTAATTAAATCTAATTATTATGTAATAATGAAAAGTTTATTGCATAATACGATGAAATATATTAATAAAAATACAAATGTGTATGACTTCATACATAATATACACTATAATAGTCTAACAAATAATTATTTACTTTATATAAGAGAACAATTAGAGAGAATAGATGAAACATTTAAAAAACAAAAATGCGAAATAATTGTTAATGACGAAAAGTTTAATAAAAATGATTTAATAAATTATTCTCTCTATAATTCAAAATTTGTTCCTTCAGAATTAAGAGAGAATGAAATCAATAACATTAAATATACAAAAAGGCTTTCCTTTATTATGGATAATGTGGAATATAAAATCTTGTTCCACTCTATAGAATACATAAAAAAACATACTATTGAAAGTTATATAAGATTCGTGTATATAATCATATCTATTTTATCGTTACATACATATAAAACATGTAGTAAAAGTATTAATATAGTCATTATATTAAGTAGTTTAAAAAAGATGTTACCATCTAAAAATAATTCTAAAATACTTACTTATCATAATGTAAATAGTGCTGTTACAACGCCATGTTCTGATAAAGGAAATATATTAATATTTAGGGAAGAAGAATGGAGAAAAGTTTTAATACACGAGTTATTCCATACACTTGGTTTAGATTTTGCGTTAAATATGACAAATAAACATTTGAATAGGATGAAAAGACTATTCTTAATAAAATCAGATTTTGCTATTTACGAGACATATTGCGAGACTATGGCAACATTAATACACACCTGTTTTATGTCGTATAATCTCTCTATAAATACAGAAAAACAACGTAAACATAAAGAAGAAGAATATTTATATTACATAAAGGTTTTATTAGGATATGAAACAATATTCTCAATATTCCAAACAAAGAAGATATTTTTATTTTATGATATAGATTTTATAGAGTTTATAAGAGATTGTAGAGAGAATAATTTAAATAGTAAAAATATAGTAAAATTCAAAGAAACTACAAATGTATTTTGTTATTATATTCTAAAGTCATCTCTCTTATGGAATTTAAATTTATTCTTTGAATGGGTAGATAAATATAATAAAAATATATTCCAGTTCGATATTTTCAATAATAATGCAAATGCTAATATTAATAGTTTTATTGTATTATTACGAAACTCTTTATTAGAACAATCTAATAATAATATAATTAATGATTTAATACGTAATAACGTAAATAATGAGAGAATTGATAATGTATATACATCATTGAGAATGACGATTAACGATATATAAGTATTCAAATTTTATAATGTTTAAATAAATTAAAAATAAAATTTATTTAATGTTGGTGATTAACCTAGGCCTGTGCTTGTTCAAGTGCTGCTGCTGCTGCAACTGCTGCGGCAGTCTTGGGGAAATGGTGCTTAATGTAACGCTGGAGGTTGAAATATGTAAGCTCATCATCCTTCTTTAGTTTAAGAAGTTTGCGAAGCTTTGCATCTGCTCGGATAATGCGTCCGTTAGTTGGGTCCTTGAGATTATGCTCGCGAATATATTGGTTAATCTCACGAGTTACCTCAGTGCGTGCCATCTCGGTGCCACTTGGCTTACCAAGGAATGTAGCTAGCTCCGTGCTAATTGGAGTAGGTTTAACAAATCCGCTGGGTTTGCGGTTAGTGTTCTTACGCTTGCGGTTTGCCTTTTGTGCTACGCGAATCTCACGCTCACTTCGGGTTTTGAGTGAGCGAACTTGTGCACTAAGGGATGTGATATGAGAACGCATAGAAGTAAGTTGGGTTAGTAGGTCTCCAAAAGCATCAGCAATAGTTGCTTCTTGAGGTGTTGCGTCTTCGACAACAGTGTCCTCAACAACCTGGTTTACTGGTTCGGTGGGAGTAGTAGTTGATTCGGTGGGAGTAGTAGTTGATTTAGTTTTGCGTGCCATGTTATTGTTATACTATATTAGTACGTGGTGTTTTTAAGTTGTTTCTACGTATAATATATATTATAAATAATTTAACCCCGTTAATAGAGTTAAATTAAATTAATTATTGCTAAAAACACAACAAATAAACGAATAAATGCGAAATATATCAAATATATAATTTAAATAACCGACTGGTATAACCACGGCAACGCGTCAGCTGCGTCTGGGTTGACTAATGTTAATGTTGTTAGAATATAGAATGCACCTAATGATTTATAGTCATTATTAATACTAGTAAATAATAAACGTTCCATAATGATTACAATTTTTGTCATAATAAACATATCATCTCTTACTATGAGATCATGTAAATTAATACCATAAAATGGATTTCCATTAGGAGGGCAAATATTATATTTTACATCATTACTTAATTGCGCTCTATATGCCCAGATATCATGTATTTGTCTAATATAATTAATCTTATTATCACGAGTTAACGACGTAAGCCAATTCGTATTTGTATAATTTCCAAGTTCGTCCATTGTCTGAAATATTTTTTCAATTCTTTTATTTATTTGATATACGGGATCCTGTGAATTAATATATTCTTCATCTGAATCAAGCTTAATATTTACCTTAATTTTTAATATATGACTTAACCTGATAACATTCTTTATATCATTAATGAATGATATACAAAGTGTTTCTCTCGTATAAGGATTAATAGGAGTTTTTTTTTGCTTTAAATAATTATACATAGAACATATGTCAAATCCATAAATAAACCCTTTACTATCCTTAAAACTAATAAATTGGAATGTGGGTATATCATTAATGTCATCAAGTGTCAAAAAATCACAATCATTTACACAATTACTTCGTGATTTGATTGATAAACATGGACCATGTAATTTAATATATTTTCTAACTAAATAACTCTTATAAAATGCCTGAATTATAACCACAGAGTCATATTTAGAGAGAAAGGAAAAAATTCGATTTATTAAATCTTGTTTCTTACCAGAGACTTTTAAACCATATTTTCTTGATATTTTTTTCAATTCTATAATTCTATAATTTTCTGTTTTTAAAATATTATAATTCTCTCGTGTTGGCATAGTATATTTTCTATCTTTAATTTCTGTTATAGTTTCCATTTATAACTTTGTTGTAATATATAATGCACATATTTTTTTATTATTATTACTAATATAATATAACGTTTATGGTGCGTTTAGCATTTGAATAACATATAATCGTTAATTTAAATTTAATTAAAAAAAAAATTGATTTAAAGGATTGACACCTAATAATACATTAATCAAATATCAAACATGGCACACGAACTAATTACTAACTTCGATCAATTTGTCCCCTCCACTATCAGCTATGGTGCTCCTCGTACCAATGCTCGCGGTGGTAAGGCAATTAAAATTCTTGATGCTCGTAAAAATACTCTTATCTTAAGCACTCCTCTTATCCTAACCTGGGGCATTAATAAAATGGTAGATGATAAAACTGGAGCCATTTCATACAGTGTTGCTATTCAGTTCCCAAGCGAACAATATGGTAGTGAATCAACACGCGATTTCTTCCAAAAAATCAAGGACTTCGAAACGAAGGTTTTGGATGACTGTGTTAAAAATTGTAAACAGTGGTTTGGGAAGTCTAAAATGAACCATGAAATAGCAGAAGCACTATTCTATCCTATTCTAAAATATCCTAAAGATAAGGTGACAGGAGAACCTGATATGGAACGTGCTCCTACAATGCGAATTAAAATCCCTTATTGGGAAGGAAAATTTAATGTGGAATTGTATGATACTGATCGCAACTCAATCTTTACACCTGATACTGACCTCGATGGTCGTCAAATTGAGGATTTTATCCCTAAAGCATCGCATATTACAGGTGCGGTACAATGTAATGGCATCTGGTTTGCTGGTGGAAAGTTTGGTGTAACATGGCAACTGGCACAAGCAATTGTTCGCCGTCCGGTCCGCCTTCAAGGAGGATGTTTCCTGTCATTGAACTCAGACGACCGTAAAACTCTTGATGATGTTGCCCGTCGTGAAGCTGAGACTGCTGAGGTGCATGATGAAGATGAGGGCGTTGAAGACACTACTCAAGCGGTTGATACTGATGATGAAGATGATAAACCAGAAGTAGAAGAAGAAGTAGAGGACGAAGTAGAGCCTGAGTCAAAACCAGTTGTTAAAAAGAAGCGTCGGGTTGTTAAAAAGTCGGCAAAGGAATAAGTATTATTAAAACATTAATTTAATAAAAATTTAATTATAAATTTTTTATTTCATATTTTAATTATAATCATGTCATAATTAAAATACTTATATGACACAATATTCAAAATTTAATATGTAACTCAATGATAACATCTCCTTTTTTTGAAATACTATACATATCACATTCATCTATAATAGGAATACCACTTGATGGTAATATAATCCTTTGGTATTCAATTAATCTTATTTCTCCTCTATTAATAATATATAATTTATTTCCAACTTGTATTTCTAAATTTTCATTTTCTATTATTTCTTTTATATTCTTATTACTCTCTATTATTATATTATTATCTATGTCAATAGAAATATTATTGGGTATTTGAACGTCTATATATATAATATGTAATTTAAAATGTAATTCTTGATGCCATAGAGGTACGTAATACTTAACCTTTGAAATAATATCATCATACACAAATATTTCAGAATTTAATACACTATTTATATCTGGTTTTAAAATAATAATTGGGAGTTTCTCAAATTTAACATTTATATTTTCTCTCATCTTACTTATAAATGAATGTGGTATATTCATAACGTTCTTATAATTATTTATTAATTTGTATATGTATTTGCTTGTGTCTTCATCTAAATTCTCAATAATTTTTAATGCTACCGACTCGTTATTATTAAATATTGCATGTATGAACGTATTAATTATCTCCTGTATATTCTTATTATCATATCGTATTGTATCTATCTTCAATAACTTAATAAAGTCTCCTTGCATGGAATTTATAAATATATTGAATATATTACTATAATCAAAACTGCCTACGTTACTAAAACTTTCACCGTTATCATTCTTAAAATTACTATACAAATCATCATTTTTCGTTAAGAAATCATATGATTCTTTTACTTGTTGGAACATTATTTTCCCGTTTGGGTTTTTATCAGGATGATACATTAAGCACTTTTTCAAGTAACATTTTCTCAAATCGTTTCCATCGTAATCATGTTTTAATCCTAATATATCTATTGCTATCTTATGGTTCATTTGTATGTAATACACTTATTAGATATAATGTAAATCTCTCTAAATGAAAAATTGGACGATAGTTATTATTAAATAGTTTAGAGAACTCGACCAACCTAATATTAATATTCATTATATCACTATTTGAAATCTTTTTATTTATAAATAATCTCTCTAAAATAGAATAGAAACATTCATATACATCCAACTGAAATAATAATATATTATATAAGGCTTCTCGTAAATCAAATAAAGAAGTTTTTTTATCGTCAAATGTTGTTATCATATCATAAATTGTATCTATTATTTTATTAGATCGACTAATATATTTCTTTGTTGTAATTATATCATTTAGATTACTTACTTCATTTATATTAATATTAGTTAGATTATTACAACTAGTTTTATCGAACGACTTTATTAAACTCTCGTACGATTGCCTAGATGGTCTTTTTATTGCTATAATCTCTAATTGATTTAATAGATTTGGCAATATAAAACTTATATTATTTGTTATAAAAAAAAATTTAATATCAATATTTATTCTTAATTCGTTAACATAACAATAAAATACATCTAATAACTCTGGATTAATTTCTTGAAAATTCTTACATAGAATAATACCTCTCTTTTGAGGCGACGACATTATTATCTCTGTTATTTGAGTATAAATATCGTTCCATAGAGAGCGTGATTTGCATCCCAATAAACTCATATCAACCTCATAATGAATATCACTTATTTTTATAAAATACTCATCCTTATTCGTCTGTGATATTACCACCTTCTTATAATAATTTAAATTGCTCTTACTATATCTCTTAATAATATTTAATACATGTGAATATTTACCTATCCCGTCTGGTCCGTAAAATATAGTGTTCCGCAATTCTGTAAAATCAACACCTTCAAATAGGGCAGATAGTTTCGGATGGATATTATATTTTTCTATATTTACTATATTACTTGTGTATTGTGAATTATATGTTTTCATTATTATAGTATAAATAATTTCTTTTATATACTTAAAACCAATTCATTATTTAATGTAAGTGTCTTAATTAATGAATATTATCCTTAAAAATCAAAACGTTGAATATAATAATTTTTATTACGGAAAAAAAATATCTAATACAATTATACCAAATAGCTATTTTCATAATATATATTATTGTAGTAGTGACGTACAAATAAATAATATATACATAAATATTACATTAAAAAATGTTTATATTAGTGAATATTTTAATAAATATAAGTGTTGTTTTAATAAAATAGATAATTTAGAAATATTCAAGATGTTGAATAACCTTGAAAAAAATTTATTGAATATATTTCCCAATGAACTAATTAATGAATATAAAATGAATGAACTTTTTAATAATGGAGAAATTAAATTCATTACAAATAAAAAAGTAGATTACAAGGAATCAAATATTAATATGATTATTAAACTCTCTGGCATGTGGCATAACGATACAACAAAGGGTTTAATTTTTAAATTTATTGTTTAATTAATTATGCGGTTATCCATCATCCATCTGTTACGTAAAAATTTACTTCTCTCCATAATAAACCAGTAGTAAATAGATTTAATACACCTATAAGTATCGAACCATAAATGTAGTCTGTACTTGTATTATTTATTGAACCATATAGTATACCTATTTGAAAAGCAGAGATAATTGGAACTATTGTTTCTAACATATTTAAATTACTTATATTGACATTTTTCATATCCAGTATTCTAACGAACTTCTTATTAACATAAATAACAACTAAGAATATCAATGGCAATATAACATTTAATATATGTATTCCACTTATTAAACGGTTAGTGCTATCTTTCAATATAAATGTGCTCATCATGATAGTTAAAAAACCTACAGTTATAATGCCAGGCATTCTATAATTTGGTAATTTGAAAATAGTCAATATAAGCATTACCATAATGACAATAGTTAAAGTCGTAATTATATCCTTTGTTTTTAGCATTTAATATATATATATCATTTCATAATAAAAAATCATATATATAAAAATATAAACTATTATTATACTATGTCTATACAATTCAATACACACCAAAACCATCCTATAATTGAGAGAGAACAAACATACTTTCTTGAAAAATCATATATTACTATACACAGTGAAGATAGAGACGTTTTTAAATGGAAAAACTCTAATAATTTTGAGGTTACGCTTCCTAAAGATATAACAAATGTGATTTCGATGAGGTTGGCAGATATAACAATTCCTTCAAATATATACACTTTCTCAAATAATAACCAAAACACTAAATTTAGGTTTACACTTGCACCTCATATAAACTCTGAAGAACCTGATAAGGTACAAGAGTATAACGCATTAATGGAGCTTTATGATACATTAGATTTCTTTGAGGTTGAGATTAGTGAAGGTAATTATTCACCTTGTCAATTAGCGCGCGAAATACAGTGTAAAATGAATAATAAGGTCACCGAATTATTATATGATTTATCTTCAACATTATTCCCTCTACCAGAATGTTATGAATATTGTGAGTTTATTATTAGATATAATCCTGCTTCACATAAAATAGAATTCATAAACCCTAGAGATATTTTTACCTTATTATTTAATATTGAGGTGAATTACGACGTTGACTGTGGAATTAAGAACGCATGGTGTCTCCCTATAAATTGGGGATTTCCATATTATTTAGGATTTGATAGGATACAACATATTTCACAAGAGTTTGAACGAGTTTATTGTATTGGTTCAATTGGTTATAATATACACTCATCACCAGATAAGATAGATAAAATAATTTACAATGTTAAACCACAATGCGATACAATAAATATAGATGGTGATAATGTTATATATATGGAAGTAGATAAATATAATAATATGGATGAGATTGTCCCATATTCATATAGAACAAATAATAATAGAGGTAATGATTACTCTGCTTTAACAAATAGTGCTTTTGCTAAGTTGTATTTACACGAACCATATAAAAGATATTGTTTAACTAAGAAGCACGATTTGAACTACATCACTTCTTTTAAAGTACCGATTCAGAATATTAGAAAACTTAAATTCAAATTTAGACTCCATGACGGAAGACTTGTAGATTTTAAAAATCAGAATTTTTCATTTACGATAGAAGCAAGTCAGTTAATAGACGAACAAACAAAATTTAAGTTGATTAATAATGTTTATAGTGATTAAAATATTTAATACTAGAGAGAAGAACGTATAACAATATTTTTATCCAAGTTGTTCACAAATCCATTCTTCAATTACATTTATATTATCCTTTTCAAAATCAATATCCTTAGATTTCTTTATATTTATAAATTTCGGTTTCTTCATATCGTTTGTTTTGTAGAATATATAATTTCCATATTGTCCACTTCTAAGTTGTGATGACTCATTAATAATCCTTATAACTGTTTTATTTTGTAATACCTTATCTTGGTCTCTTCTAGAAATAAGTTTAGGGTTAATTTTTTCTTCTATATAAAATATCACGTCGTCTAATGTAATATCTTGATGGTCCTTTTCTAATTTACTAAGAGAGATGTTTATCTTATTATATGTTAAATATAATCCGTATTTACCATTTTTTAAAACTACTTCTTTATTTTTATATTTTCCCATTTTCTTATTTATATTTTGTTGGTCGTTATCATCCATACTTATATTAGAAGGTGAATTTATTAATTCACTTATATCGTATAAACCATTCTTTAATTTATAAATATCAATGTCTTCCGGAGCTTTATAATACAATGTTTCTCCAGAACTCTTTTTCTCTATAACAGGCCCATATTTACAAAATTTAAATACATGGTCTTCATCTATTCTATATGAAATCTTTCCGTCTAAACTGACATTTTCTATTGTATCCAAAATTGTCTTATTCACTTCGGAGCATAATGTTATTTTAGATAACTTATTTTTTGCTATTAAATCAAGATTTGATTCCATATTTCTTGTATAATCATAATTAAATAGATAACTACAATTTTGTTTTAAGAACTCGCATACAATTATTCCAATTGTTGATATTACCATTTTATTCTTCTCTCCACCAATATCTTTTTTTCCTTTTTCTGAAGTAAGATTTTTATCTATTAGTGTAAATTCTTCATACTCTACATGTTTACCAACAATATCTTTAACACTAACATAACCCCTATCTTGAATCTTAGTTACAATATTTGAGAATGTACTTGGGCGACCAATGCCCTTATCTTCTAATAATTTAATTAGTTTTGCTTCATTTATATGTAACGTTTTATTAACAAGAGAATAAACTGTCTTAATTACATCATATTCAATTTTTGAATTATTCTTAATTTCTCTAAATTTGTCATAATTATATGTGGTTTCGTCAATGTGTCTAACGGCGTGCCATCCATCAAACTCCTTAGATAAGAAGTTTTTTGTATATTTTTTATTATTCGGAGCATTAATAATAGAGAGAAATTTATTGTATTTTGCATCACGCATACAACTTTCTAATGTGTTGTTTCTAATAAATTCATACATTCGCTTCTCTCTATTTGTAATTTTTCCTTTAATCTCAATGTCACCAATATTTATATCAGTTGGTCTTATTGCTTCATGTGCCTCCTGAGAATATTCAGAATCAGGTTGTTTTTTATTTTTTTTATTCTTAATAGAATCCTTTTTATTACAATCTATCGAGAGAAGAGATAAATTAGCATGTTTATAATCCGAACCATAATTTTTATCAATATATGTTTTTATGTTTTCAATAAACTCATCACTGTACTTCTTATTATCAGTCCTCATATATGTGATATATCCTCCCTCATACAGATTCTGACATATGCTCATTGTATTTTTTGGCGAATAATTTAATATACTACTTGCCTTTTGTTGTATCGTACTCGTTATAAACGGTTCAGGTGGAGATTTATTTATTATACTTTCTACACTCTGTTTTATAGTATGTTTAAAATTAATCGATAGTTCTAAGAATTCCTTTACTTCATCATATGTATCCATTTTATCATTCAAATCATATTTGTGTTCTTTAAATGAACCGCATATAGAATGTTTAAATTCTCCTGGTTTATCTTTAATATCATTATAGTTATCATATAATAACATTAATGCCGGAGTTTGGCACCGTCCTGCACTTAGCGGTGGATTACCAGATTTTATATATTTCCATAATAGAGGAGATACACTAAATCCAACCAATAAATCTATGATTTGTCTAGATTGTTGCGACTCAATCATATCCATATTTAATCTCAACGGATTACTTATAGCCCTTTCCAACGCAGGTTTTGTTACTTCATGGAATATAATCCGTTTCGTATCCTTAATAGAGAGATTAAATAATATACAAATATGCCATCCAATCGCTTCGCCCTCTCTATCATCATCAGTTGCAATAATTACATCGGTAGCCCTTGTAATTTCTTTTTTCAACATCTCGATATTTTTATACTGCCTAACAACCGGTTGAAAATTAACCGTATAAGTATTTAAATTTATACACGATAAACCAGATTTTGTTTCCATCTCTCTGATATGTCCGAAACTTGCCACACATTTATATTTTGATGAACCAAGATAAGATTCTATTTTCTTGCATTTAGCAGGAGACTCAACTATAATTAATGTTTTACCCATTTTGAATATAATATAATAAGTTTGTCATATCTTTATTATATTATTTATTTTCAATTTCTTTTCTGTTGCATATATTAATACATTGTATGTAAAATCTTATATTCTTTCCAGTTAATAGGTTTTGAGGAATGTTTTACAGATTTACCGCTCTTCGCTCTCTTTCTATTAATTCCATCTGTTCTTTTCTCGTTCCTAAGAGCACTGTCTATATATAATTCTTTCAAAATCATTCCCACTTTATATGATCCTTCATGTTGGTCTAATTTACCCTGTTCGATATTATATAAAATCTCTAAGAAATCTTTCATAATGTTTAAATCTATTTCATCCTTAAATAACTTATTGAAGATATTGGTATAATTAGTGAATAGAAACGAACACTGCGTTACACACATTTGCTTAAATGTATCTGGTGTTTTCTCTCTCATTCGTGAGTGAGTTTGTTTAAGACGCTCCATAACATTAATGTCGTCCCTAATTTTCTTACTGTGTTTTAGTCCACGAATCTTATCAGTTGTTTCTTCTGTATCGTATTCCTTGATTAATTTTTCTAACTGTAAGCGAGTTCCATCGTCCATATTAATATATAATAATATATATGTTTTCTTTATATAAAAATATTTAATATCTATTTAATTAATTTCTCTCTATATCTATATAAATTATGGTTAGAAAGATAAGAAAATATAGAGGTGGTCGCACAGCGCCATCATTACCACCAGCTATTATGGCTCCTCCTGAATTTGGAACAAATTACAGAGAGAGTGCGGTATTAAAACAACAATATGAAGCTGAACGACATAACGCGATGATTAATCCGCAAAATGGGGGCAATGAAGAAACTGTAATTACTATACCAACTATAAATACAGGTGTAAAGACTACACCTATGGCACATAGTGCCCTTGTAGGTTCATCAAACACAACATTACAAATACAGGAAAATAACAAATTTGACGCATTTGACCCGAATAAGCCGGTTCCATTTAAAGGTGGTTGGCGTTTTATTAGGCGTAAACGGATTAGAACGAGTAAAAAGAGAAGGCATTCAAAAAACAGAACCAGAAATAAACGTAAAAGGCAACAAAAAACATCAAATAATACACAATCTGGTGGGAAAAAATATAATAAATCAAAAAAATGTAATCGTAAAACATCAAATAAAAGAAAATAATTATATATTATAATGAACAGTTTTTTAGATAAAACACATATATATGGTAATCTGGCAATAATAATTGGAATAATCAGTTTTATCCCAATTATATTAAAAATGTTCGAGACAAAAGATACAAATAATTTTACTTGGACAAATCTTTTTCTTGCTGTACTTTCGAATATAATGTGGATATTATACGGGTCATCAATAGGTTCAGAATCTGTTATTATTAGTGGAGTATTATATTTATTAATCTATGTATTTATTTGTTTTATTAAATTTATGCATTGAATGCCAAAAATAAAATAACTCTATATTTTAGTATGAAATTTAAAGATATTTTTTTGGTTTTTGTAATATTATTAATGTTTGTTGCTGTATTTATGTTTAATACTTTAAGCGTTGGGATAGATAATATCAAAAAGAACTGGAATTTATATAGGTGTAATCCGTCAGTTATGCCTTTTGCAGGCTATTTTGGACATAGTCCAGCAACAAATTTTACCTATTGTATCCAAAATATACAAACATCTTACATGTCTCATTTGTTAGAACCTATACATTATATAATTAATAGCATACAAACTATGATTCATACAGTTATGGATGACATTAACTGGATCAGAAAGAAAATAGAAAATATGGTTTCAAATATTTTTAATATTGTAAGTAGTATATTTGGGGTATTTATAAATATAATAATACAATTCCAAAGAATCATGATTAAAATTAAAGATACGTTTATGAAATTAATCGGCATAGTTATGACTCTTGTTTATGTAATGGACGGAGGAATTAAAACAGGAGAATCAACAATGGCAGGACCAATAGGTTCAGCTCTTAAATTTGTTTGTTTCCACCCAGAGACAACTGTTGAATTAAAAAATGGAGAGAAGAAACAAATACAAAATGTAGATGTATCTGACGTATTAAAAGGTAACAGTAAAGTTTTAGCAGTACTAAAATTAAAGGGAAATGATGAAGATGATATTGATAATAAATATTATAGAATTTATTCGAGTGAATTAGATGAATACATATATGTTACCGGACAACACTATATATATGATAATAAACAACATAAATTCATCCATGTAATGGATAGTGATTTTTCTTCGCTATGTGAAGATATTACAACTCCATATTTAAGTTGTTTAGTAACAAGCGATCACCGAATAAGAATAGGAGAACATGAATTTTGGGATTGGGAAGATTAACTTAATAAATTAAGAAAAACAATATATTTTTATTATTTCTATTTAATATGTATGAATACAAATAATAATATTAAATCTCTATTAGAAAAGGTATATTATAAAGTTGGATACTTCGATAAATACGGAGGTTCAATAGTTATGACGATTCTTATATTAATAGGATTCTTTTTAATATTCTCTTATCTAAATATTCTAATAAACATAAAGCCTATAAGAAAACAATGGGCTGCAAGAAAATGTGAACCATCTATTATCCCATTTGCTGGGATAATAAATAAACCTGATAATATGTCAGCATTTGAATTTACAACGCAAAATTTCTCTCAATGTCTCAATACAATACAAACAAACATATCAAGTGATTTTTTCCAACCTATATATTATGTAATAAATACTATAAATGACGCAATAATTGGAATTAGTGAAAGTGTCCAATCTGTTAGAAAAAAAATAACGTCTGTTATTGATAATGTTGCGTCTATAGACCAAAAAATTATGGGTAAAATATTAGGTTTTTTAACACCTGTTAGGCTAATGATTATAAAAATAAAAGATATGTTATCAAAAGTATTAGGGGTGGGAATTACGACAACATTTACGACAATAGGTCTTTGGATGTCTATACAAACATTTATCAAAACATTTATCAAGCTTATGATTGATGGATTACTCGCATCAGTAGCGATAATAGTTCTGCTTTGGATAATACCATTTACGTGGGAGTTGGCAGCAGTATATACAGGTCTGTTTGCTACATTAGCCGGTTTTATGGGTGTTGTGATACACGGTGCTGAAAATATTATTCATGAGAGTGCAAGTGTCCCTAAAACACCAGCGTGTTTTGACGAAGATACATTGATACAACTCGAAGACGGTTGGAAAGTACCAATAAAGGATATAGATGTAAATATGAAATTATATGATGGGGGAATTGTAACGGGGTTATTCAAGGTATCGCAAAATGAAATGGATATGTATAATTATAAAGGTGTTATTGTGTCAGATAATCATAACGTTCTCTATAAGAATGTTTGGGTCCCTGTGTGTGAAATTAGAGAGGCTACGAAAATAGAAAATTATAGTAAAGATGCACTTTATTGCATAAATACAACTACAAAAAAAATAATTATAAATGATGTAATATTTTCTGATTGGGATGATATAGATAATAAAGAGTTGATAACATTAAGAAAAAAAATACTTGATAAATTTGGAGTTCAATTACACTATAACAATATCCATTCTTATTTGGATGGTGGATTTAGCGGAGACACCAAAATTAATTTAAATAATGGTAGATGTATCAATATTAAAGATGTTAATATTAACGACGTATTAAGTTTAGGGAATGTTGTCAAAGGAGTGGTAAGAATATCAACATCGTCAATGAATATTCATAGATTTGAATTAAATGGTAAATTATTTATATGTGGACCAAATAATATTGTTGATGACAGTGATTTAGGATGTTTTAGCACATTAACACTACCATCTGTAAGTGTTAGTCCTAGAAAAAAACCTAAGTATTTATATCATTTAATAACTAATAATAAAATCATTTATATTGATGGTGTCATATTTAAGGATTTTAATGGTTCGCTAGAGACATTTTTAGAAGAAAGTAATGAAGACATTCATAGAAATTAAATAATTTTAATTTTATTATCTAAATGTTTATTATAATGGAATTAAAAATACTTAATATGACGGTTCGTGTAGAATTATTGATATTAATATTAATCGTAGGTATGATTATGGGTGCGCATCTATTTGGTTCATGTACGCACATCTCATTAAAAGAAGGTATGAAGATGATCGGAGGATTATATCATAAGGAAGGGTTACAGGTAATGGGAAGTGAGTTGAATTATAAGATGGGTCAGGGTGTTGATAACAGTTGGGATACTCGTGAAACTCAACAGGGGTCATCTATCGCGTGGCGTTCACAAGACCACGATACGTATAATAGTAATTTAGTTAAACCTGATGACTCATTAAACTTTTTCTCAGGAACCGATTTTTCTCCTAAATGCTGTGGTTCCACATATACTGCTAACGGAGGGCTCAACGCAAACGGATTTTCAAGTGGAGGTTGTGCTTGCATGAATAAGCAACAGTTAAACTATTTAAACGAACGCGGTGGAAATAGAACACAGACAAGTGAATTCTAAATTTAGATTATATATAATATACGTAAATTATATATGAAGGTTAAAAAAAATAGGAATATAAGAGGTGGAAAAATGATCGCTAGGGGGGCGTATGGTTGCGTTTATGACCCTCCTCTGAAATGCAAGGGGAGAGAAGATAGAGGGGACGGTGTAACAAAACTTATTTCTCGTATGGATGCGTTAGATGAATTAACTGAACAGAAAAAGGTAGATATTATTGACCCACAATTTGAATATCACTTGATGACGCCTGAGATGTGCCAGCTTGGTGATTTTGATAAGGATAATGATAATAATTTATTAGATTGTAAAAGTTTAGTTGATAAATATAGTAAAGAAGATTTAGTATTATTAAAAATGGAAAATGGTGGTAGATCTTTAAAACAGTTTTTACCAAAGTTAAAAAAAATGAAAATAGAAGAACAAATAAATTTTATCTGCGGTATGAAAAATCTGTTTAAGGGACTTGTTGATTTTGTAAAAAATAATTTTTTACATCTTGATATTAAACTTGATAATATTGTTTACAAAGAAGAAACAAATAGATTTAATTTTATTGACTTTGGTCTCTCAACAAATATTGGTACATTCTGGAAGAATTCACGTTTTTTAATTGATGCTGAATACTACGCATATCCAGGAGATATATTTTTGTTATCATCTAAAAATATAGATATAATAAAAAATAATGTAAAGGAAAATTTAGATTACACAGAATTAAATATACCTAAACCGGTGGTACATTCAATGGTTACTATAAATTTTAACATAAGAAACACTGGAGATATATATAATAATTTGTTTAATAATAAATCGTTGAACAATGAATGCTTAACATTAACTGAGCTAATAACAAACAGATGGAGAGATTTAACTAAGAAAGAAATAAGAGAGGAATATCTTAAAAAAATAGAAGTTTTTAGCATAGGAATGGTATTTGTAAGTTTATTTCTAGCTTGTACACATAAGCAGATTAAATTTAATAATACTGGTGAGATAATTAGTGATACAGAATTACACCCATTTTTTGAAGACCTCCAAAATTTCATTAATGATTTAATTAGACCATACTATATTGATAGACATACCCCTGAAAAAGCATACGAAGAATTTGTTAAGATATGTGATAAATATACAATTGGTGCAACTATAAGTTCAGGAGAAGGTGCCGCCGCGGCGTCCGGAAATATTGTAGGTGGAAAAAGAAATAAATATACTAGAAAAAATAAACATACCAGAAAAAATAGACGCAGTACAAAGAAAAATATGATTAAAAATAAAAATATTAGATCCAAGAAAAGTAAGAATAGAAGAAGGATTTAACTTACCTACGTTTCTCTAATTCACAGATATCACAATATGTTATCTTATATGTGTTATAATTATTAGGGTTTTCAATATGTTCAATTAACCATTTTTCATGAGAACAAGTATTATATAATCTATCATTTAAATAATATAGTTTCGATTCTAATATTTTCTTTTCTCTTAATAAATCTCGTATGATCTCATAATTATCAAGTTCGTCGTTCTTATTATCCATTATTATTATATCAATACTAATATAAAAAAAATATTTTTATATTAGTTTTAAATGTATTTAATCCTATACATTATATATTAAATATACATACTTGTATACCTCTTTTCTTGTTGGTTCTTTTTAATGAGTTTATCAACAGTAGTCTCATCCACTTTAAACGGAAAATTAACCTCAAATGTTTCAACATCATTAAATAATTTTGTCTTAGGTTTCATCAAACGAAACATATTGAGTTTTGTATAAATAATCTCAATACAACGCTTCAAATTTCGCACACCCTTCTCACTATCGGTGTATTCTCTAATCATATATTCAATTGCTTTATCTGTAATTGTGATATCACCATAGTTAAATTTAATATTTCTCTCAATACTCGGGATTAAATAGTTTTTTGAAATTGTATTCTTTTGCACCCCGTTGTATCCCTGTGTCTGAATTCTATACATTCTATCCTTTAGAATAGGATTAACCTTACTCTCGTCGTTATAACTGAATATGAATAAACATTTACTTAGGTCAAAATCTACACCGGAAAAGTATTTATCGTGGAATTGCGAGTTTTGTGTTGTATCTGTTAAATGTGTTAGAATTCCAATAATCTCTTCACCCTTTGCTGTATCGCTCACTTTATCTAATTCATCAAAATAAATCACAGGATTCATACATTTACTTTGAATAATAATTTCAATAATTTTACCCCATACACTCCCTTCATATGTATAAGAATGACCCTCTAAAAAGCTACTATCTGTCGCTCCGCCGAGAGCAATGAACGCAAAAGGGCGATTTAAAATTTTACTGATACCATCCTTAACAAGTGTTGTCTTGCCTGTTCCCATTGGACCCTTAATCGCGATAGCAGACCCCATAGCTTTAGGGTTTGAAATCCATTGAGCCATCATCTGGAGAATTTGAAGTTTAGCGTCGTCTAAACCATATACAGCATCATTTAAAATATCTCTTGCGTTTTCCATAAATTCACTACACTTGTCAATTCCATCATCAATAGTAATAGGGAGGCTGGCATAATTACCAAATGGGATTTTCATAAACGTATCTACCCATTCTTTAATTTTATAATATTCACCACTCCCTTGGTCCATATAATTAAGGGAATTAATCTTTTTAATAGCACTAGCCTTATAATTAATTGGAATGTTAGATTCAATAAGCGAAACCTTATATGGTTTTGAAATATGCGTATGTTTATTTATTTCATTCATTTTTTCGATAAGTTCTTCTTGTTGTTCGATAGAACAGGTTTTAAAATACTTAATCTCGTTCTGCTTTGTCTTGGTATATAATAATTTACGAAACTTTTTAGAATTTTTTGATTTAATCTTTAATAACTCCTTTTCCTTTTTAATTTGTAGTTTACTATCTTCAACTTCCAATAATTTCTCAAATCTTTGAATCAACTCACTTTTAGAATCTCCATTTTTATCTTTTACAATTTTAAGCATATCTTTAAATGCATCACTTGTATAATCATCATGCTCAATCTGTTTATCTATTGATTTAACATTTTGTGAGGTATCTTTTTTATCTAAAATCTTTTCTTTTGAACGTGTTTTAATAGTTGTTGGGGTAATCCTGGATTTAACTTTTACATCAGGGCCATCTTCTTTACATAATTTTCTCGCAAGTTTCTGTTTAGATACCTTTTTACTATGTTTTTTTACTCTCTTTTTTTCTGGTTCTTCCTCACACGATTCTTCTCCTGATATAGTTTTATCATCTTTTTCGTCATTTTCAGCATCTTCTGTTTTATATGATTCATCTGAAGAATCATACTCATCTTCTTCATCTGATTCATTACCGTTAATAGTGAACAAAATGTTAAATCCGATTGGCTTACCGGTCAACATATCGTCATCATCACATTCTGAATCACTTTCACTATTATCATATGAATCAATATCATCAATGCTTTCATCATCTTCTTCTAAAACTTTCTTAATATTTTCTTGTAACTTCATTTGTTTATTCATATGTCTCGATGGAAACATACTTGACAACATTTTTCTATATTCAACCATATCAATTTGTTCATTATCACTTTCGTAATCGCTGTCGTTTGAATTATTATCTTCGTCAGAAGACACAACGCGGTTGGTTATAGGTTGTTTATGTCTATTATCCATCTTTTTATTATTCTTAGTAGTTGATTTATTGTTATTTGATGATGTAATATTATCTTTTGTGTTGTCCATTGTTAATTTATATTTGTGTTTAAATATTTAAATTGTTATTTTAGAGATTCAATTTTAAATAAAATTGAAAAAATTAAAGTTAAATATAATTTTATAAATATATAATACAAGTAAAAATGGCTACAATTAATACAATCTCTAAAAGTATGAATCCATCTAAAATTATTGGGATACAATTCAGTATTCTTTCACCAGATGAAATTCGTAAAGCATCTGTTGCTGAAATTTATTCAAGAGATACATATGTTAATAACAAACCAGAAATTGGTGGTTTGTTTGACCCTCGTATGGGGGTTCTCGAACCTGGATTAATTTGCCCAACTGATGGATTAAATTATATGGAAACACCTGGATATTTCGGACATATCGAGCTTGCAAGGCCAGTATTCTATATCCAATATATGACGCATATTATGAAAATACTACGTTGTGTTTGTTTTAAATGTAGTAAATTACTTATAGATAAAAATAAATTTAAACAGGCTCTTAATATGCCATCAAAGGAACGGTGGGATTTTGTGTTTAGTCGCTCAAGTAAAATTTTGCGTTGTGGTGAAGAGAATGAAAACGGTTGTGGATGTAAACAACCTGATAAGTTTGCAAAAGAAGGTTTAGCAACAATTAATGCAGAATGGAAAAAATTATCTGGCGAAGATGATGAATTAAGCAATATCGCAATTAAAGTTACTCCTGAAATGGTAATTAAAATCTTCAGGCGAATTTCAGATGAAGATGTAACATTTATGGGATTCAGTCCAGTATTCTCACGTCCTGATTGGATGATCTGTCAAGTTCTGGCAGTCCCACCACCAGCTGTAAGGCCTTCTGTAAAACATGACGCACAACAGAGGAGTGAAGACGATATTTCCCATATTATTGTAAATATCATTAAAGCAAATAAAACACTTCAAGAGAAGATTGAACAAAACGCTAAAGAAAACGTAATTGAGGATTGGACCACTGTATTGCAGTATTACATCGCAACTATGGTTAATAATAAAATTCCCGGAACTGCGCCTGTAGCCCAACGGTCAGGGCGACCACTCAAATCTATCTCAGAAAGGTTAAATGGTAAAACAGGACGCGTAAGAGGAAATCTTATGGGAAAACGTGTTGATTTCTCAGCGCGCAGTGTAATTACAGCCGACCCAAATTTAAGTATTCGTCAACTTGGTGTTCCCAAAAATGTTGCAATGAATATTACTTATCCTGATGTTGTTAATAATAGGAATAAAAATACACTTTTAAAAATGGTCCGCAATGGTCCGTCTGTATATCCTGGTGCCAAGATTTTAGAACGACAAACAGGCGAAAACATCAGTTTAATGTATGTTGACCGCGAATCAATTGTTCTGAATAACGGTGATATTATTCACCGTCATATGATTGACGGAGACGCTGTATTGTTTAATAGGCAACCTACATTACATAGGATGTCTATGATGTGTCATATTGCCAAAATTATGGAGGAAGGGAATACATTCAGGTTGAATGTTGCAGATACCAAACCATATAATGCTGATTTTGATGGTGACGAAATGAATATGCATATGCCACAGAATGATGAGTCATCTTCAGAACTCCGCAACCTCGCAGCTGTTCCCCGGCAAATTATTAGCCCAGCAAATAACGCGTCGATTGTTGGAATTTTCCAGGACTCTCTATTAGGTTCATTCAGGATTACTCGCCCAGATGTTGTATTTACTCCACGAGAGGCAATGAGTTTAATGATGATGTATCCTAAGATGAATAAACAGTTATTCGTTAATCCTAATGCTAAAATTAATATATTTCAAATTCTAAGTCAAATCCTACCGCCTCTTACGACAACATTTAAGAATGGTTCATATGATGATGATGACGATATTTTTAAGACATCTAATAATGTCGTTGAAATCCGCAATGGAATTATGAAACGCGGACAGCTTGATAAGAGTGTTAAACGTCTATTACACAGTATATTTAATGACTTTGGCTTTAATGCTTCGGCTGATTTTATCGATAATTTACAGAATATTGTAACACAATATATGCGTTCAAGTGCTTTTAGTGTTGGAATTAGTGATTTAATTGCTGATAAAGAAACAAATACAAAAATCGCAGACGCAATTACAACTAAAAAAACAGAAGTCCAAAATCTAATTGACCAGGTTCAAATTGGTATTTTCGAGAATAACACAGGTAAGACAAATTATACCGAATTTGAAACGTGTGTTAACTCAATTCTTAATAAAGCTCAAGAAGAGGCTGGAAAACTTGGGCGTAAAAGTCTTGACCAAGATAATAGATTTAAAATTATGGTGCAAGCAGGTTCAAAAGGGTCCGATTTGAATATTGCACAAATGATTTCTTGTTTGGGACAGCAAAATGTCGATGGAAAACGCATCCCTTACGGATATGAAGACCGCACATTGCCACATTTTAACAAATATGATGATAGTCCAGAGGCTCGCGGTTTCGTTGAGAGTTCCTTTATTCAAGGTCTAACACCTGAAGAATTATTCTTTCATGCTATGGGTGGTCGAACTGGTCTCATTGATACCGCAATTAAAACGTCCAGTTCTGGATATATCCAAAGACGTCTTATTAAGGGGTTGGAAGATCTAAAGGTTGAATATGATATGACTGTTCGTAATAATATGGGTAAGGTTATCCAATTCGAATATGGTGATGATGGTATTGATTCAACGAAAGTTGAGGGTCAGAGTCTACCATTTATCGGTATGACTATGGAGGAAATTTTCGCACATTATCAGATGCCCGATGATGAAACAAAGGACGCCGTATTTACTACAAATTATACAAAGGGTGCCATTTCAAGAATGGCATCACAAAAAGATAAATTGAATGAGAAAGTAAAACAGTATATTGAGAAACTTCTAGAGATGAAGGAAGTAATTATTATGCGCGTATTCAATTACAATTTTGAAAATAAAGTTAATGTACCTGTTCATTTCGGGCGTATTATTGATAATGTAAAAAATCAATTACACGGTTCTAAGAAAGGGCTTGTTGATGTCACGCCATTTGAGTGTTTTGAACTAATCGAAAAATGTAAAAATGAAATTCACAGTATCGGTAGCACTAAGATTAATAACTTATTTGACATTCTATTTGATTATTATCTAAGTCCTAAGGAACTATTAATGAAACATAGATTTAATAAAAAATCTCTACAAGTTTTACTTAAAAATATTGTTCTTAACTATAAAAAAGCATTAGTCACACCTGGCGAAATGGTTGGTATGATTGCCGCTCAATCTATTGGTGAACCAACAACACAACTTACGCTCAATAGTTTCACATATGAAACAAAAATTATCGTTAAGAAGAATGGGATTTGTAAATCGGTTCAACTAGGAGAATTGGTTGAGGAATTAATTTCACAAGGTAAAAATGGATTAACTAAAATGGAATATTATAAAAATAAGGATACAACGTATGCTCCAACTTTAGAAGATGATATGTATGAGATACAGTCACATGATGAAGATGGAAATGTTGAATGGTATAAAATTATTGCTGGAACACAGCACCCTGTAATTAATGAGGATGGAACAGATACTATGGTTAAAGTTACTACTGAATACGAGCAAGACATCTACGCAACAAAAGCTAAATCTTTCTTAGTATTGAAAGACGGCAAATTAACAGAAACGCGAGGTGACGAAATTCAAATAGGCGATTATTTGCCTGTATCTATTAAAAAAATCGACCATCCAGATATCAAAACAATTGAATGTCACAAACTAACACGTGACTTTGGGATATCCATATCAAACGCACTCAAGCAAAAATTATCTATTAATGGAATTATAGAAGATGGCATTATAACTACTAATGATATTGTATATTCAAATAATGAATTTAAGCAAGGTTTTATGAGTACGTTATTTGGAGATAATAATTTTATAAATAATATACATAAATATCATTTTGATAACAAATGTAACGCACAAATGGTATGTAATATGCTCAAAACATTAAATATAATTACATATATTAAACAACAAGGCAAAAAATATTGTTTGAATATTATGACACATAGTGAGTATATCCCAAACTTAATAAATGGTAATTTAATTATGGAAGAGCGTAATGGGCGTATGAAAGATACAGTATTTGTAAAAATTAAAAATATTGATGAAGTAAAAAATACTACGAAGTATGCATATGATTTAACTGTTGATATAACTAAAAATTTTATTCTTGAAAACGGTATTGGTGTTCGCGATACATTCCATTTTGCCGGCGTTGCGTCTAAATCTAATGCTACACGCGGTGTGCCAAGAATTGAAGAAATTTTAAACTTATCAAAACAACCAAAAAATACATCTGTAACTGTTGAGCTACCAAGGAAACATTTCACTGATAAAGCAAAGGCTCAACAAATGAAGCATATGTTAGAACATGCCTGTTTAAGAGACGTTGTTAAAACAACCTCTATATGTTTTGATCCTGATAATATGAATACTTTGATTGATGAGGATAAAGAACTCATCAGTCAGTATAACGAATTTCAAAAAATTATTGGCGAATGTAGTTCTGGAGATACATCAGAAGAACAAAAATTATCTAAGTGGTTAATCAGGTTTGAATTCGACCGTGAAGAGATGTTGGAGAAAAATATTACTATGGATGACGTTCATTTTGCGATTAAAAACGGTTATAAAGATGAAGTAGAATGTGTATTCTCTGATTATAATTCAGATAAACTAATTTTACGTGTTAGATTAATGGAAGCATATATGAAAAAAACAGAAGGCGGATCAAGTGCTAAATCATTAATGGACGGAAAGCAAAAGTCGTTGGATCAATCAGACGCTATTTATATGTTACATAATATTCAGGATAACATGCTGGATAATATTATTTTAAAAGGTATCAAAAATATCAGAAATGTAAACCTTCGTAAGATACAAAACCGACTTGTTGAAGAAAATGGAAATTATGTAAGAAAAGACGGGTGGGTTCTCGATACAGGAGGCACAAATTTAATGGATGTATTGGCCATGGATGATATTGATGAATTAAGGACAGTATCAAATGATATTATTGAGATTAAAAACGTCTTTGGAATTGAGGCAGCCAGACAATCTATTTACAACGAAATGTTTGAAGTCCTAGAGCATGGAAGTACATATGTTAATTATCATCATTTATCTATGTTGAGTGATAGAATGTGTTGTAATCATAAAATGGTTTCAATATTCCGTCATGGAATTAATAACGACGACATTGGACCAATTGCGAAAGCTTCATTTGAAGAAACTCCTGAGATGTTTTTGAGAGCTGCAAGACATGGAGAAATGGATAATATGCGTGGTGTATCCGCAAATGTAATGTGTGGACAAGAAGGCAATTATGGAACAAGTGCGTTCCAGGTCGTTCTTGACATTCCAGAGATGGTTAAACTTTCGGCAAAATCAATTAAAGAGGAGAAAACAATTGAAGATATGTTTAATATGACAAATCCAGATGAATATTGCTCTGTCGAGAATATCAAACAGACTAACAATATCGCAACATTACAATCTGATAATATTAAGGGTGACGACGGTTATATGCCTGATTTCTAATATAATAAGATACCATAGTAAACAATCAGTATAAATATATATAAAGATAAAATAAAAAATTGAATACTATTTTTTATTTATAAATATTATTAAACAATAAACATATATTCAACATTGTAGATTTAAGAGCATATTTATCATATACTGAATATCACATTGCACCACAATTATGGACCAATATATTATTACATATATTATAAATGATTTATATAATAAACGACATGATCAATTAAAGGCACCACATTCTGACACATATGATTTTGTTACGCATAGTTTTATAATATTTTATAATAATACAATTGATAATTATAAAAATAGACAAATTAAATATAAGGTTTTTAAGAATATTATTGAACATAAAATAGCGCATGGAAAAGATAAAGATAGCTTTAATAATTCCGTTAATGCCTTTTCTACATACCAGAAATGTTGGTTTGCTATTGATAAATTAAAGCAAACCTTCAGATGGAAAAATAAATATAAGAGTTATGATTATGAATATGACTTAAACATGACACTATTAACTAACTACCCAGAAAAAAGGGTTTTAACAATCGTGCAACTAGGGACAAAATATACTTTCTTAATTAATGACCTTATAAAGATAATTAATACATCTATTATGAATGTAAACGACTATTTATGTAATCCGTATGTACCAAAAAATCCATATACAAATATCCCATTCTCAAATGCTAATTTATATAATATATACCTTGCTATTATGGAATCTTGTATAAAAGTAAAATCTTACACTATGGATTACTTTCACCTTAATTTTGATATTGAATCATTTTCATATAGATATACAAATTTGTGCGTGATTAACTACATTAAAGATTTTGTTTATAATGGATGTGACAAAGAAATATATGATGAGTTAAATTATATGTTTAAAGAAGCTTACAATATGAATACTTATACACGTATTCAGTCGTTACCACCGTATTGTGTAATAAATAGACATTATGTTAAGTATTTAAATAACATATTTAACAAAGCACTAATTGACTATTTAATTATGTCATATATACACAATGACGGAGTATATAATCTCCACGCGACATTATTCAGAAGAGACATGGAAAATATTATGTTAACGCATAATATAATTCAATCATTCGATGCGTTTGAGAAAGACCGGCGACAAAATAATTATACCCTATTATGTCATGATATAATAGAGCCGGTTAATATAATTAATCAATTTAATCTTATTGATTTACAAGCAAATATTTCTACATGCGAGTTATTTGGGAGAAACCCGTTTTGAAATCTCACATTCTGGTTTTGTTAAACGTATACCTTTACTTTTATTTATAACAGATTCGTCTCCTATTATTTTTAGTTTTATAGTTTTTTTGCTTTTCCTGGTTTTTTTGCTTTTCCTGGTTTTTCTATTTATAGAAGGTGACGGTTCGTCCCCAATATTTCTTGATTTTATAACTTTAAGTTTTGGTTTATCTTCTTCCTCGGGTTTATCATCTTCCTCGGGTTTATCATCTTCCTCGGGTTTATCTTCTTCATCCGGTTTATCTTCTTCCTCAGGTTTATCATCATCATCCGGTTTATCATCATCATCGGGTTTATCTTCTTCATCGGGTTTATCTTCTTCATCGGGTTTATCTTCTTCATCGGGTTTATTATCATCATCAGGTTTATCATCATAATCATCATCATAATCATCATCACCTACAACTAATAATTTTGTTATGCGTTTAATGGCAACATATTTTTTAACATATTCTTCAAATGATGGACGTTTTTTATAAACATTACTTAATATCATTAGTAATTTTTTCTTAAATGAACCAAATTGTGTATGAAGCTCTCCTACCGGATGTATTAGAGTATATCTTTGTGGGATATTCCTTTTTATACCAAGTTGTTTAATAAAATAATATTTTGTGTTATCATTGCTATTCGCGAATAGTTCTCTATTAACAATCCATACTTTTCGTAAATTTTTAAATGGTTCTCCATTATCTTTACTTGTTTCTCTCTTTGTTTCAACTCCTATATTCCAACCTCTCAATTCGTTTAATTGAGTACTTGATAACAATATTAATGGTAATTTATAATGTGTTGATAAAATTATTAAATCTAAATTTGTAATATAGTAATCGCTACTTATTATTGCCTGTTCTATTGTAACTTTTCTACCAAGTATTTGCGTTTTAATTCTCTCTTTACCTTGGTCTAATAGTATTTTTCTAAGAATTCTAACCTCACCAAATTTTTCTATTATATTTCTATATTCATGTATTAGTATCTTCTTAAGATCAAAAATATTTGTATCTTCATACTTATTATCAAAATCTCTTAATAATGTCAAAAATAAAGTAAATCCACATTCAGGTGTATTAATAAATAATGTCTCATTATATCCTTCGTTAAAGAAACGTCTCCACTTACCCTTAATTTTATCTCTAACTTGTTTAATGCACGTTGGTTCTCTATATATTGTTTCTTCATTATTATCTACTTCTTGTTCGTCTTCTATAATTAATTTAATATTTTTAATTTTTTTCTTAATTCTCTTTTTATCAGGTTTATTAGCATGTGTTTTTAATGTCAAATCTAGTATATTACTGTAATTTAGTGTTTGACGTGGTTCTATAAACTCTGATGAATTATGTTTTATGTATTTATTTATAATAGCAGGTTCTAAATCATCAAAATAGCCTTCTGTTAATATTGTATCTAATAAAATTATCTCGTCATCCTTCAGCCTATAATCAACCTTATCCAATACTAAGTAAGACTTTGGATTAAATATATATTTTTTAATCAAACCGTATCGAATGAGCTCATCAGAGAGCCTATAAAAATAAATGATTATATTATCATGTTTACTAATTAAGTGTTTATCTGGTATTAATAATTTGCATGTTGTGTCATCTGTTAGACAATATTGTTCTTGACAAATGCCTCTATTTGAACATGTTTGAACTGAATCTAATGATAATAATATTTCATCACTTACTTTAACGAAATCAACATAATCATTCATTAGATTTATAAGTGTCTCTCTTATTATAGAAATTTTTTCATTATAGAAGAGAGAATGATTGTTTAATATTTTTTCTATATACTTTCGTTGTTCTAAATATTCATAATTATTTAATAATAGTCGAGCAGTATTTCTAAATGCGTTATAATAACTAGACTCCAGCTCGATAAATTTAACAGCCTTCTCTCTATTTACATCATAAGTTTCCCCTTTTGTTAATATAGTTTTATCAATATAATTTATATTTCCATCCTCATATATATAGCTATCATCATCAATTCCTGGTATATCATCAAAAATAATATTCTCATATGGTCTATCTAATATTACAACCTGATTAGTTTCAGTAAGTATTCCAACCACAAGACCCTGTTCCAATAATTTAAATCTTGGTCTACATGGTATCTTACCTACTGTTAATTTATCTAACGTTCTCAGAACATTTACGGTTTGTGTTAGACCTTTCCATTCAACCTCGTCGATATAAACAGTATTTATATTTTTATCTTTTGATGATGGTTCAACCGGGACATAACCAACTTCTCCATTTATGTCTAATATTACACCTACAACTTTTTGGTTATATTGAACAACCTGATATAATATCTCTATTTCCTCAAACTTACGAATTATATGTTTAAATTTATTTAGATAAACATTATTTTTAAATGAATATTTCTCTGGGGGCATACTATTTAAAGGGAGGCATTTAGAATATGATGCCTTAATTGTCTCCAATAGGTATTTTAAGTTCGATAATAATTCATGGTTATATAAACTATATTTCTTCATTATTTTAATACGCGTCTCTTCATCTCTATAGAAATAAATAGGTTCATAGAATCCTTCTCTCAACATTAAAATTAAGGTAGGTTTTTTTGTCTCAAATAAGTGTGATGAATAATTATTTGTAGGACAAACTACCTCGACGTTATCAGTTATATCATTATTTGGTATCTCTAATATAATTAGATTAACCCCTTGAGGGAATAACATCGGGTTAGGTTTATGAAGTAAATCCCATAAATAAGTATGGTCTATTCCTATCTCATCATCCCTTAAATAGTCAATAAAATTTTCATATGATGATATAATATTTTTTAAATAATTATCTTTTTCAGGAAATTCAGAGGTTGATATATTATTTATTTCCTCATATAATTTGCTCGAAGAATAATTTTTTATATCAATTGATAACGCATCTCTCTTAAACGTCTCTATTAGAGAGCCATTAAAATAAGTTATGAAATCGTCCAAAGATACAGCATTAATTATTATTTCCTTCATCTCTTTAATCGTTGGAACACTACCATTTAAGACATTTAATGACTTTTTCTTTTTTCCATCAGCGAATACCTCTTTTAATTCTTCTGAATAAAGGTCTGCAATTGCCGCTATAAAAGACTGTTGTTTATTCGTTTCAACGCCTTTTCGCAACATGCAATACATAAATGGCTTAATACCCTTCCCTGTCGAACTATAACATTTACTATTGTCTGTATGTAGAATTCTTTGAACCGATAAAGGTAAAAATCCCCATCTGTCTTTATCAAGTGGATGCTTTTCAGGACCCTTAATATATTCATTCATTTCGCCTGCGTTTTTTGTAGAACCTTTTTCGAGTTTTTCGCCTTTAAGACAAATCTCTCTTCTTTTCTGTCGTACTGGACTATCCCAAGATTTAAAACAACAAGGAATACATAAATCATCTGGGTGTGATCCTTCTTTAATAAATCCTGGATAGTGTTCTATATATTCACCATTATTTGATACGTGTTCTTTTTCATGAGAAAATTCATATACAAACGCATCTTTTGGAACTGCTCTGGCATTACTCGGGATTATTTTATCAGAACCGCCACATTTTCCGGCTTTAACATCTTCTTCTGTCATACTGGTATTTGTTTTGAGACACCAATAACGAGGACATATATACCAATGTTGATTTTCTTTAGTTGAACCATATTTTAAAGCTTTTGAATAAGAACCCGGATATTCTCTATCTATCTTCTCTTTTTCTTCATCTGTTAATATAACCGGTTGTCGTTTTACATTTACGGGGCATGTCCTAGAATAGGCGTTATATTTGCCTGATTTCCTTTTTAAGAACAATTTTGGGTCACGCTGTAGTAATCTATTAAAAAATGGGTTGGGGTTTTTAATCGGCATTCCTATTATATCTTTTATTAATGTGTTTTTATCTGTATTACCTCCTTCGAGGTTTATTGATTCGTCGTCTCCAAAATCGAGCCCTTCAATTTCATCATCACTATCTATATCTTCATTTGTATTAAAAATTATGTTTTCGGTTTCATTTTTTTCTTCAATAGGGGTGTTATCATCGCCAAATTCAAGGCCTTCAATTTCATCATCACTATCTTCTTGTTCCTGTTCTAGTTGTTGTTCTATTGGAGACGCTGGGGTATTTTCATCGCCAAATTCAAGGCCTTCAATTTCATCATCACTATCTTCTTGCTCCTGTTCTGGTTGTTGTTCTATTGGAGACGCTGGGGTATTTTCATCGCCAAATTCAAGTCCTTCAATTTCATCATCACTATCTTCTTGTTCCTGTTCTGGTTGTTGTTCTATCGGAGACGCTGGGGTATTTTCATCACCAAATTCAAGGCCTTCAATTTCATCATCACTATTTTCTTGTTCCTGTTCTGGTTGTTGTTCTATTGGAGGTGTTGGGGTATTTTCATCACCAAATTCAAGGCCTTCAATTTCATCATCACTATCTTCCTCTTCTATAATATTTTCTTTTGAGGTTGTTTCTACATGCAATATTTTTTGTTTATTATCTTCTAAATCAATCCCGTTATTTTCATCATTTTCATCATTTTCATCATTTTCATCGTCATCAGTTTCGTTTTCATCCCCGAAATCGAGTCCAATATCATCAACTTCATCATCTCCCTCTGCAAGTAACCCGATTAATCCAGTATCATCATCAAGTTCCTCGTCAAATAAAATGTCGTCGCTCGTTAGCCTAAATCCGGTTTGTTGTTGTAGTTCCTGTTCAATCTTACTCTCAATATCTTGAATATTTGTTATTTTTAATTCAGAACTGGTATAATTACATACTTCTCTTATTGTATCTGTGTCTACATTACTCGATGTTTTATCCTGTGTAAGTCGTATGATACTATCTATATATTCCCTAATTATATCTATGTATTCAATATTATCAATCGACATTATATCAATAATAATATCGTTCTTAAAAGGGACTCTATTTATTTCAATTGGAAAACCAGGATTTGATTTAATTTTTAATTTTCTATTCTCATGAAGTTGTTGTTCAATTTGAATATTAGACAACCAATTTAAATACTTATCTTCGGCTTTTTTATCATCTAAAGAAAAATTGTCTCTCAATAACGGAATTATTTCTTTTCTATTCATATTTTTATTTGTCATTCTTGTTATAAATGCCTCAATAGCATCCATCTCATTGAAGTTACTAACACGTTTATATGTGAATTCCAATCCTTCTTTCAATTTAGAACTGATAATATTTACAACAGGAGAGATACACCCAATAAAATTGTCTATATTTAATTTTTTTTCAATCAATAGTGACATCTTATAATGAATGTCATCGTAAATTATGTTATTAGATGTTTTAAATCCCGTGAAATTTATATATTTATATCCTTTTTGCTGTAAAAAATTGTCTATTATATCTATATGTTTATTGCTATGTTTGATAAACAAACTCTCAACATCTTCAACAGAGTGTATTTTATTACTATTAAACTCTAATTGAACTGAACCATTCTCTAAGAAGTTAGTAGTAATGTGTGTATCGTTTCTTTTGATTACTTCTTGTGATTCGTCTAAATTTATAATATCGTGTATCGATACCATTTTACTCCGCGCTAATGTTGCACGCAATTTCATAATATGTATCCTTGTTAATTTTGGTATTTTCCGTCCGTCCTTTGATATTTTATCACTATATAGGCGATAAATCTTCTCCTTACCTTTCCCCGGATTAAATTTAATAAATGGTGACGTATCAGTTGTATTAAGTATTTTAAATATTATCTCTAGAGGAATATTAATTGCATCTGGTAATTGTATAGTACAAACTAATGTTTTCACACCACTATAATTATATTTAAGTTCGTTCTTTCTTGTTTTATACATATTTCTTAAGAGAGAAATACCATTATTATTATTCTCAAAGTTTTCATTTAATAATACATCGTTTGTTTCAAGTAAATCAGTCTTTTCGTTTAAATATTCTCTCTCATCAGTTATACCTTTTGAATATAGGAATGGAAAATATAATTTTAGGATTGTTGTAAAATCCAATGGTTCTCTGATATCATCTTTATTCCTTATACTTGTTATATTGTATTCATTTACGAAGCTTAAAATATTATCACACGTGCACATGTATATCGTATTTTTCTCTATTGGTCTCATATTAAGAAGTAATTCATTATTCTGTGTCGAGACTATCTCTTCTCCACTCGAAACAAGTATATCGTCAAAAATAATATTATCGTATGGATTAATTGTTACCGGATATGCCGAATTTACAGAGAATCTTTGCCCTATTGGTGTCTTAATATACACCTTTTTATTTTCTATATTTAATCCTATAATATCGTCATATGTATATATCTCCTTTGATAAATCTAATTTGGATATATCTAAATTATATATATTATTTAAGAATTGGAATAATCTATCGTATGTTATTGGAATTGTATCATTCTGACTTAGAACATCAAATATTTCCTTATTAGAATAATATATCTCTGAATAACTAAATAAATAAATCTCATCAAACGAAATTGTTTCATCAAGTGCTTTTATGCACTTCCTCTTGATAAAATCAATTGTATCATCATTAAATATTTCGTCATTTATTAAATATACATTTTTTATACTGTCAATATTTTCTATATCTGTTAAATAAGATTTTATTTCTTCGGAACTCTCTATCTCACTCTTATATTCTTCTTTGTCATTATCATACCCCTTAAATATAAATACCGACTTTATACTATCGTTATCGATATGGTATATTTTATACATATTATATATAGTATGATTAGACATTTTAATACATTTAAAATTATAAATATATTAATTATTAATATCATTGACTTATAAATCAAAATATGGGTTATCTGTAATATTCATACCACAATATGATTTAGGTTTTTTCTTATAGTCCTCAGGACTATATATTTTCGCCTCCTTCGCATTCTCTAATAGAAATTTAAAGTTTTTCCAGAACTCATCTTTATGACCTATAGATTTTGTTCCGACGTGTGCAAGTTCATGTATCGCAACAAATGTTAATGTGTTCTCATCTATTAATTCTACACCATTCTTTTTTTTTGTTACACAAAACGCCATTTTCTCTCCTTTATTTTCGCTATAGGCTGTGTGAACACTTGTTGGTAATGTCTCTTGTATTTTTTTTGGATTAAAATTTTCTACTAAACGCTTTACATTATCTCTTTCCGGATATTTATTTTTCATATGTGTTACTAAATCTTTTAATTTTTGCGTAACTCGCGCTAAAAGGTCAGCTACTTCTACTAATTTACTTCTCTCTCTTACACAATATTTATTTCCATCTACATCAGATATTATACATTTTAGATTAAACGCATCAGACTCCATATATACCTTTAGGCATATACCCATAATAAACGCTACTATAACATAGAATAAAATGTTTTCCTCTTTCATTAATTATATAATAAGTTGATATATAATTAACATTATAATAATTTATTATAATATATGGAAAACTTAAATATAGACCCTAAAAAAAGAATGTTTTATCCGTCAGATACAATAAACGTCAATACAAGTGCACAACATATCCTCAGTGATTCACATCATGATAATACAAAGGGTGCACAAAATATAATTCCACAATCTTGTAACGTGAAATATTTAACCGAGAATTCTTTTTTTACCGAAAAGTGTGGGTTGACATATAATAAATCTTTATTTTATCCAACTGATTCTTCACAAACATTAGATACAAACCAAATTATAACTGATAATCATATAATTAGTGATTCGAGTGGAGTAGGATATTTCATATTTAGTTCAAATGATTTAGACAAAAACCTAACAGATAATAAAGACAATATTAAAGTTGCTCTTGGTGGGTTACCATTACCTCTTAATTTTACGATTGATTTTGGATTTGGTCGAATATTAAAAAAGTTTTTTAATATGTTAAACTCAGATGGGATAGAAAGTCAAATTATATATTCTTTATTTAATAAGTTTGACCCTGCACCAAAACAAACTCTACCAATAAATATAAAAAGTGGTGATGATATACCAAGTGGTGTATCAAAAGGGACTAAAAAGTTATTTGAATATCCAATTGATAGTGGTAAATCTATATTGGGGTTTAATAATGTAATAAATGAGAATCAGATATTCCCAATAGGCTATAATGAAAATCTTGAATGTGGTGGACAACTGGATAATATTTTAGAGACAAACACGCTCGAATCACCTCTACAACTTATGGGTGTCAGATATGACGAGATTTATGGAATAGCTAATAATAAAGCTTATTTAACTATAACGGATAATGATACAAATAAAACGATGCTATATGACGATGATTCTGCATCAAAAAATTTAGAGAATAATATAATTTCAAATATTAATAAAGATTACACAGGTGTATTAAAGCTATTGAATAACACACTTAGTAACATAAAAAAAATTATGAATGACTTAATCTCAGGCTCTTCTGGAATACCACAACACGCTGCTGCTAAATATGCAGGAGATACCGGACAGATATTAAGTTTATTTGTTGATGATACACCGGGAACACCCGGAATTATAACACACGACCGGTTACTTGTCTCGAAGGCTCTTATCGTAGGTGCTCCTATAGTATTGTATCATAATAATAATATAATTACATTATTTGTTAGAAATGATATTAAAAACCCTGAATCTCAAATACCGTATTTAATAACAAAATACGAAACTGCTATTTATAAACGGTTGTGTAGAGAGACTTTTTTAGTCCCAATTAAAAATACATTAGATAAACTAATAACAACACAAATAAAACGAATTGGTATTATATTTACATTCCTAGCCACTAATATAGAAATACTTACAACAGATTATTTTAAAGATAAAGATTCTAAAAAAAATGGTGTTATACTCTTAAATAATATTTATAAAAAAATGGTTGAAATCTCTATATATTTCTCTCCCATTATGAACTTTTTGATATCAAGTAATTATATTATTCCTCCAGATACTTCTGAAGATACAGATACTTCTGAAGATATTCCTACAAAACTTGAATATAATTTTAAGGGCTATAATTCTATTATAAATAATAATTCGGGCGAAATTAAACTAGAGAGCCGTAAATCAATATTCAAGATGTTTAATAAAGAAAATGAAACTGCGTCGTATATGTCAATCAGAGATGAAATAAATACAAGTTCTAATAAAATTATAAGGAATTTAGTTGATAGTCCTGAATTTATTAGTGAAACACCTAAAGAAAAGATTTCACTAATTTCACAACTTATAAACGATGAGAACAACACATATAAATACGACGCTGAAATATTTATGAAATTATCAGAATGGGTTATATCTATAGAAAATAATATTAAAGATGTAATTGAAGACCCAACGAGTGATGATTACATATTTAATTTTAATAATCAACTCAACACAAAATGTAAGGAAATGCCATTTGACTATTATGAACGGGTCCAAACATCCAGGAGAAAACATAGCGCTGATATTACAAAAACAGGTATTGATTATATTAAATCTATTAAGGAAATATCTAGAATAGATGGTGAACGAGATGGTATATTTGTTTTTTTATATAATTTTAATTTTGTAATTAAGAGTTTATTTAAACTATTATTTAATTTGTCTGGTAATAATAGAAAAAACGCACTTAGTTATACTCTTTCTCTCTATTTAGATTATTCTGATGAAATTATACAACCTAATATGTCTGGTGGTGCAAGAGAAGGAATTAAAAAGGTGTTTAGAGATGAAGATATAATAAGACGACGTAGAGAGGATATAAAAAATACAACAACAAAATCTAAAATGAAAAAAATACAACAGATACGTAATAAACTAAACAAAGAAATACCAGTGTTACAACAGGAAACCATAAGCGAATTAAACAGAGATGATGATCCTATTGTTGATATACCATTGTCGGGAGAACAAGTAGGAGACCCAGATATAGAATATGAACTTAACGATATTTACATCTTAGGGACAAAATATATACCAACTGATAACATATATATGGATGGAATATTTATAAAGGCTATATTGATGTTACAGATAAGATATTTATCTATGAGTGAACAGAAACAGGATTTACTTAAGACACTTTTTAGAAATATATATTATCTAGAAGATAGTAAAGAGATATTATTGAATTATATTAATTTATTTGGCGATAAAAATGATTCAGAAATAGAAAAATTTAAGCAAGGTGAATATATTGAACCATCATTTGAAATAATTAATTCACTAGGGATCTCGAATATAGCACCTCTTAATAATTTACATAAAATACTTATTGGAATATCTGAGATACATGAGGATGATGACACAAAAATAGAAGAATTTTTCAATATTTTTACAGAAGAAACTATTGATAGTGTTAGTCAAGAAAGTATAGAACATATTTTAATGGACGTCCCTTATATATGTAAACAAATATCAGATTATAATTACTTTGAATATGATGAACAACCTGCTGCCAGTGGTGCAGGAGAAAGTTATTATACCGGTGGTGAAAATGTTAAGAAGTATGATAAAAATTTACCACATAAGAGAGAATATAAAACTATGAAGAAAACTATAAAACGCAAAAATAAGTTAAATAAAAGAAACATACGGGAAACTATAAAACGCAAAAATAAGTTAAATAAAAGAAACATACGGAAAACTATAAAACGCAAAAATAAGTTAAATAAAAGAAATATAAGGAAAACTATAAAACGCAAATGCAACGCAAGGTTGCGTTAATTGTAGAATAGCATCAATTACACAAAAATACTAAATATATATTTATAAAATTTTTAATTACTTATATATTTAATTAGATTGCCCACTTCCAATCTCAAGTGGTCTCCTGTTGATATCAGGGCTAATGGTGGTATTGTTCCAAGGTCCGACAGGCATCTGGGGGTTAGCGGGTTCAGAACGTAATTGTAAGTTCGCATTCCTTAAAGAAGAGCTTACAGTGTTAATACCAATATGATAACCTGATTTTAATAAGTTAACATTCTCTAAATCACCACCTCCCATAGGGTTTAATTTTGCCCACTCACTATTTTGGTCTTTTGGCAATAACTCTGCTGGGTCAACAATCTGTTCCCTTGAACAAGAAGGGGGCATCCCGTGAGAAGAGGTAACCCCAGAAACATTAGCGAAATCAGAGTTCTGACCTAATGGTTGACTTGGTTTAGGATTTCCCACCATGTCAATCGGTGTCCCTTGATTAGGGGATTGCTGTGGGTTTGCAATATTGCTGGGCATTGGTCTTGCTAGAGCGCCGGCGTTTCCCATTGAGTCTTGAACTGTTATTTTTGTGGAAGAATAATTATATAACGCATATACTAAAGCTAGTGCGCCAACAATCATTACTAAATGAGAGACATCCATTTTTTTTATTAGTTTGTTGAAGTTCATTATATAAAATAAATATAAAATATTTTTATACAATTAGCATTTATTAATGTTTATTTGATTTGTCTAAATAATCAAATACTTTTTATTATGTTTTTACTATTCTAAATAGTCAAAACTTAGGTGGGATATATTTTCAAAAACACTTTCATTATCTGTATCTATATTCTTTATATCATCTATTGTATCATTTTCTTTAATGTAATCTTTTTCTATGATATCTGAAGAATCATTTAATTCATATTCAGGTTTATCGTGTCCTTTACTGTCACAATGGTCTCCTTCTCCTCCTAATTCACTATCATCACTATCTTCATAAGAACTACTGTCATTAATCATATATGCGTTCTTGATATTCTTTGCTTCTAAATAAGCAATAATTGCGTTCTTTTTTGCATCTTTTGCTTTTAATTTTGCTCTTTTATATATATCGTAATATATCTCGTTTGGTCTCTTTAAAGAAATTGTATCTGTATCAAAATCTAGATGTTCTAAGTCAACCACATTTTTAGAAATATCAGTAATAATTTCGTCATGGTTTTCTGTTGGTTCTTTAAGATCTATATCATTATGTTTATCGTTTTCTTCTTTAGTTTCAGTTATGTCACATTTAATTAACTTCTCTCTATTAAAATATTCGTCTAATATCATAACCTGTTTAAGTTCAACGTCTAAATGAAAAGAAGAATTTGTAAACCTGATATTTTTAAAACATAATATTGTTACTAAACTCTTATCCTTAATATCTTCTTTATTTTTATTGTTCTCTCTTTGGTCGTAAATTTGAACTGTTTCTATCTTAGAAAGTTCCTTGCGACCTCCTAAAAATGTCCTAAATGTTACACCATTACCTTCATAATCTCTTATATTTGTATTAAAGAAATATTCAATATCTTCGTGCTCTACTTCTTCTTTAAACCATGCTTTATTATTTACATAAATTTGTTGTTTTATTTGTTTCTCTATTAATGTAATGGCATTGATAAATTCGCTGTTGTCAAAAATAAGGTCGCAAAATGTTCTATTTACTCCGTCGATAAAACCTCGCACACACCTACATTTAGGTGTTTGTATATATAAAAATTCATCTTTTTTGTTACCACGCACAATATAAATATTAGATACATATTCTGCCCCCGTTGACCGCGTTGGATTATCTAAAGTAATGCTGTTAAAATCAAAGTTATCAAAATCTTTTATAATATCCATAATGATTACACTAAATATTATTTAATGTTAAATAAATCGCAAAATAATATTTATTAATATTAAGTTTAATAATATCTATGACATTTAGAGATAAATTAATAAAAGAATGTATTAATGTAATTAACCGAGAAGATGTAAAAAAGGAACTAAGGATATTACTTCGACCTTTTTTACAAATAATATTTAAATCATTTAGTCCGTATATTGAACTTTTGGTATTTTTCTTATTCATAAATTTTATTTTATTATGTTTTAATTCATATAAATTATTTGTTCGTTAAAATTCATATAAATTATTTGTTCGTTAAAATTCATTTATTTTATTTAAATGATTATTTATTTTCTTTATATATTTTATAATATGTTAAAAGGCGGAAAAACTCATAGAAGAACTCATAAGGGAAAATCCCATAAAGGTAAAAAACGTCATTCTAAAAGACACCATTCAAGTAAAAACCACGCCAAGAAGACACACGGAACGCGAAAACACCGCGGAGGCAGTCTATTCCCAGGTTTGATGGGTGCGGTAAAAACCGCTATGTTACCTGTATTAATGGTAACAGCGTCTCATAAAAAGGGTAAAAAGGGAGATAGTCTATTTAAATTATATGGGAAATAGATTTAAAAAATAGATGATATTTTATGTATATTAATTAGTATACATAAAATGGAATTTCAAGATAAAATCAAAACATGGGTTTCAATTGACAATAAGATTAAGGAACACAATGAACAATTGAAGCTTCTACGAGAGAAACGTAATAATATATCAAGTGAGGTATATGATTATGTTAACGAACAGAATCTAAATAATGCAACTATTCATATTTCAGATGGAAAATTACGATTCCAAAGCGTTAAAGTTACACAACCTATCACTATTAAATTTATTAAACAATGCTTACAAGATTGTATAAGCGACGAAAATAGTGTAAATAAAATTATGGAACATATTAAAGAATCGCGCGAGAGCAAATACACTGATGACATCAAGAGGTATTATAGTTAAAACTTACTTAAATAGATTACATAATAATAATATTATACATAAATATTATTATGAGTTTCTTTAGACGTCAAAACGATACAATTTATGGAGATGAGGTGGATGGACTTACTACTATTTCGAAAAATCATCTTCCTTATGTTGAAGAACCATATAGAGAAGACCCGTTATATTTCAAATCATTAAGGTCAACGTATGTTAATAAAATTAATAATTGGTTAGATAAAACTGATAAGGATTATAATAGAACCAGGAGGATCGATGAGAGAAATCTTGAATTAATTGACAAAACAGATTTTGAAATTAAACATGTAACTATTATTAAGAAAATGTTTGATGAATTAAATTCGATTATTTCTCGCTCAGGTTTTGAAATTGATGATAATAAACAATTTAAAGAGGACTTCATACATCTTATATATACAGTTTCAAAATTATGACATCATATAATACAAAAAATGACGAATATTACAGCAGTGATGACGAATATCACGACGGGTTCAAAAAAATTAAACATCTAACTATTCATGATTATCTAGACTGTGAAGAGACAAGGGAGATTATTACAGACGAATGGAAACAAAGAGTTTCCGAAGATTTAGAAGAAAATGTAACAGACTTATTTAATTCTTTCCGTGAAGATTTTATTGATACACCGAGCGATTTATTTAAAAGATCCAATGTTTTTCACGATGTTGAACTATTTATGCTAGTGAAGCACCATTTAGTTAGGAATTATAGCACTGACATGTTTAAAAATGATCCGTCTCTTGCTAATCCTTTATTAAATTCATTAGAAGATATTATTCGGAAAAGAAAACTTCTTAGAAAAAAACAGATTCAAGAAAATTTCGATAATCAAAATAAAACATTCTCATGGGGATAAAAGTGAATAATATATGTTACGATATATAATAAAATTAATTGTGTTGTTTTATTATATAAATGGATTTTAATGATTGTGTTTACAGTAAAAATAAAGATGGATCTTTGATGGTAGGTGGGTATAAGTTAGATAATATTTTATCTAATTCGCCCGTTATGTTTTCAAATACTAATACCAAAGACCATATTTATGATTATGATGATTCTGGTTCTGATAGTGGTAGCGACAAAGATACTAAAAATACATCTAAAAACAATCAAGATATGAAAGGTGGTAATTTCTCTAAAGTATTCAGTGATCTAGCGGTACCTGCTGGATTATTATATTTACAACAAAATTATAATACTAAAAACAGTTTTGTTAATGGTATTACAGAAAAAGTAGGTATTATTAAGGATGATCTATATGATAATCTAATTAATATTGTATCAAATAACAAGAAAATGAAACACAATATTAAAACACGACGAAATAACAACAAAAAAAATAAGAAGACCCGCAAGAATTAAATTATACTCCATCGTGTATTATTAAATGGAGACACCTTTATTTTTGGCAACTCCTTGCGATAATGTTGCACCTTTTTAGCTAATTCTTTATCTTTCTTAGTTATTGGATAATGTGGAATTTCATGCATCAATTCTCTCTCTTCGCTTGTTATTTCTGGTTTGTAACCGAAACAATTCGCACCAAATCTAACGTTCTTATTGCTTATAAACCCTCCATTTATACCAGGTCTTCCACAGTCATTCTCATGACCCTTAATTTTCTGCAATTTATTATATGTATTTTTTTGTGTTGGGAATAATGCTAATTGATCTTTAGACCATCCATAACTACACCATTCAGCACCGTCACCATACGAATTTTCAATTTCTTCATATGTTGCTAATCTGGCATCATATGCTTTACATAGCGCGTTGGCATCATCATATGTATATTCATTCCCTGGTACATGGAATACCTGTTTCTTAAACATTATTTCCGGAACTGGTGTCTCTTTAAGTCCAGGTTTCTTATCAACAATAATATCTATTTCTGGTAATGGGGAAAAAATATTTTTTATAGCAGCAGTAATATCAAGTGAAAAGAAATATTGTAATCCATTCATCAGAACTAAAAATACTAATAGACCCCAAAACATTAATTCTAATATACCTATTCCACCATTAACGCCCGCTCCGGGACTTCCTGTTATTGGACTCAATGAACTCATAGAACTAGGACTTATATTAGTATTTGAACCAAGCGAACTAAATAAAAAATAATACATCATAGCAACGATTATTAACGTAATAAATATAATAGGATTATAATCCCTAAATTTACTATTTATTGAATCATATAGATTAGGAAAACCATTTATAGGATTTAAATTAAAACTCATTATTTATATATTAAGCAATTATTTTTTTGCGAAAGAATAAACAATATGCCTTTTGAGATACTAATTTTTCTGTGTTTTCCATCTTTGTAATATTTGTATCGTTAAAATGATACCACGAACCATTCTTATTTTTTACGAATGAGGTATAATGTCCACCCATTGAAGAACCACTATGGTTACAAATTCCATAACAATCATAAACATATGATTTTGAATTATATCCAATCACATATTTTGATAGGTCTAAATCACATAATGGAAAGTCAACCATAATATTATTTTTACGAGTTGTGTTGTCAAATCTTTTGAAATCAATAACAAGAATATTAGGAAGAGAGAAAAAAACGATTTCCTTATTTACTTCTTGTTTCTCCTTCTTTTTCTCATTATACCACATATTATCACCTTCTAAAACTTCTCTATGTGTATATAAGTTAAAACAATCTATTATATTAACACTCTTAGTAGCTGGTATAGGTAGATTAATCATAAAGAACGGTTCGGGTGTTTGTGCCAATACTTTTTTGTTCTCAATATCTAAAATTTGCGATACATGAACCCCATAGAAAATTTCAACCACTTCAGAATATTCTTTTGAATACATATTATGTAACATCTTGTAACAAACCGACGCTAACTTATCTTTTTTATTTTTAATTTCACCATTGACATTAATAGTAACACCTCTCTTAAATGAATTATGAATCTCGTCCATAAAGAACAGGAAGAATTCGGGGAGGTCATTTTGTGCGAACCCTGTAAAAATATCACGGTTTTTTAACTGTGCTATTTTATGTATCGATGATAAAAACCTACCCGGAGAAATAACGCAATTATTTTTCCACATTATATTTTTTAATTCGGTCCACTCACGACAAATTAATGTATCTTGTTCGTTTTTTGAAGAAAAACGCTTCGTATTATCTCTATCAAGGACATCATTTAATTCATACGTATGCGATAAACATTGAATAGTTGAATTAATAAAACAAGTATTCCCTAAGTTTGATAATCCAGATAACCCTTCACCAGTTGATTGAGAATCTGTTATCGGTGTTTGTGTTTGTTCTTTATCTGTTGGTTTACTCATAATGTTTCTATTTATTATCATATTAATATATCTTTATACATTTTAATAATAATATATTAGAGAGAAACCACATATAAAATATATTTATTATGAATACAAATACTTTACAACAACAAATAACACAATATTTCCAGATGTGCAGCGAACAACAGCGACAAAATAATATCATTATACAAAACTCAAATTCTCTAATGAGGAGCACATATACATTAATAATGCAACAAATCCACAGACAACAATATAATAGCATAGGTCAACCATTAAACACACCACTTAATACAACATACCGAAACACTCACACTAATGAGGTACCTTTAACTAATAATAGCCAATCATCTATGACGGATATTTCATTAAACAACATTAATAATATGCCAGCACCAAACCCTATATTTAATATGAATTCTTCAATCACACAACTCACGGATATTATTAATAATAATTTGAATCAAATGCCACAAAATTTAAATAATCAAGGTAATCAAAACTCATTATTATTTTTTATTGATACACTATTACAGACCCCAACTACGACTACGACTACTAATTTGAATAATGATGTAAACGAAACAATAACACAATTTCTAAACACACCAGTAATTGTCAGACCATCTGAAGATGAGATAACAAACGCAACAGAGAGAATTACATATAATGAAGTTATAAATAATAATGGAGAAACTGCGTGTCCTATAGACTTAATAGAATTTACAGAGGATGATGATATTTTACGAATTAGACATTGTGGACATATTTTTAGAGAGAATAATATCCGCCTATGGTTTAACACAAATGTTAGATGTCCTTTATGTAGATACGATATAAGAGAACAATCTGAACCCGAAACATGATTTAATATCTATGTTTAATAAAATTATATATTAGAAACAATTATTAAAAATATACATTCAAAATTATGGCTATTCAAATAAGTACTCTAGAAGAACAACAGAGAGAATACATTCAATTAGTTCGCACACGACAGCTACAAGTCAATTTATTAATGGGAAACTTACAATCATTTATTAACGCTAATGAAGAAATATATGGTAATAACGACTCTCCATCATTTGTTCCTTATAGTTATGAAGTTGATGGTAATGGATCATATGCTACATTTGTTCCTAGTCCAACATATAATGAAAGGTATAATGGATCTATTTTTGTACGTAGAGAACAAAACGTATCTCATGTAGATGAACAATACGAAGATATACAAAATACAACTTTAAAAATCGAATTTAGTGAAATTAATAATAATGAAGATATTGTTTGTCCTATAGACCTAGACCAACTCACAGAAGGAGATGATATCTTAAAAATTAAACATTGTGGTCATATTTTTAGAGAGAGTAATATACGTTTATGGTTCAACACAAATTTCAGTTGTCCCTTATGTAGACATGATTTGAGTAATAATATTTAATCTGATTAATAAATATTCGTTATAATACGAAATTAAGTATCAGAATATTATATAATGAATACTAATTTATCTTATTCAGAATATGTGCCAACTCTAACATTCGATGAATTATATCCTGGTCCAATTTTTAGGGATGATAGGATTAAACAAGATAAAGATATCATTCAAAACAAACAAAATAATGGACAACCCGACGTGAGCAATAAAGCCAATAATAAACACAAATAAATAATTTATAACATAGAATCTTCTCCAATATTATAATAATCATTTATACTGTTAAATGTTTTATCAGACACAACGGAAATATCAGGTGTTGATTGTTTGTTCAAACTATTATTTTTATCTCGAAATCGTCTTACAACACTCGCCATTAATACTTTTTTCTCAAAAATAGTATTATTTTTACATTTACTTATCGTTTGGTTTTTAATCCCATCATGTTCATTTTCGACCTGATTAATGTGGCGTTTGTCATAATATTTACTATTATATTTTATTCTGTCTAAGTTCATCTTTAAAATACTAATATCTCTTTCTGGGTTTGTTTGAAAATATTCTTCCATATATTAATATTTAAAGAAAAAAATTTATGAAACAATAGATTAATACAAATGTCGAAAACAGAAGACAGTGAAGAAAATATATCAATTCCTCCAATTCCACCATCCCCAGAAGAAAATATTACTGTTCAAAGAGAGAATAATATTGAAAAAGTTAAATCTTTCGATAGAACACATTTACAAAAAAAATTATATGAAATAGTTGATAACGTTCAAAAGTCTGAATATGTAGGTAGCGAATATCATTCCGGTTCTGATAATGAAGAGGATAGAAATATTGACTATTATATTAATGAGATGAATAATTTAAATAGTGATAACAAATACAATTATATTAATGGTGAACAAAGTATTACGTCTTCTGTTCAATTGAGAGAGATTATGCAGAAAATTCCACCACCACGTAAAATAGGATTTAATGATGTGAGAGACATAGTTAGAAAAACATTTTTCTCAGTTGAGGATTATAATTCTACAGCATTCGATATTTTATCTACATACATCAAGGGACAAAAGATATTATATATGGAAGCAATGAACCATTGTGTAACTCGCCTAAACTTCCTTATGTTGCCTACCATATTATTATCTGCTATAGCAAGTGTTTTATCATTAACAATTGATAATTTTGTTTGGGGTCCTATTCTCGTGGCATCAGTAAATGCCTTTATAGGGTTCCTTCTTGCAGTTGTAAATTACTCGAAACTTGACGCTGCATCTGAAGCGCATAAAATAACAAGTCACCAATACGATAAATTACAATCTTTATGTGAATTTACATCTGGTCGCCTTATGATGATGTCTAATAATACAAATGAAAACGAAGCATTAACTATAAAAAAGACAATGGACGAAGTTGAAGCAAAGATTAAAGACATTAAAGAAACAAATTCATTTATTATACCATCAACTATAAGGTCTCGATTTATGAATATTTATTATCTTAATATCTTTTCAGTTGTAAAAAAAATTAGAGATAATGAAGCATTGTTGATTAATCATTTAAAAACAAAACTTAATTATGTGAGGAACCTCGAATATTTAGATAAGATTAGCATAGATAAAGACTTTGATTTAAATAATAGAATAAACGATTTAAATCAGGAAATAACAGATATTAATTCAGAAATTATTACAATTAAAACCAAATTCACTGTAATCGATAAGATGTTTAAAAGGGAAATCAGACAAGCTGAAAAGATTAAACGTAGAGGATGGATTATTAGTAGTTGCTGTTATACCATTCCAGACGAAACCGAATATAATTTTCTTGATAACTTTTCTAAAACAAAGAGGGATATGAGGGATACATTATATAATATGAAAACTATTACTTAGTAACGACTTAAATAGTTATACTATATATAATTAATAATGCCAGATAGAGTTACACAATATAAACAAGTTCAAAATGAAGCGGTTGGATTATTTGAGAAGAAGAATGCTGATTACGGTGACGCATTTGCTACATATGGAGTTGTTGGAGTTCTTGTTCGTATGGGTGATAAAATTAGCAGATTATCTAATATTAGTAAAAAAGGGATTCAACTAGTTGATAATGAGAGTTTAAGAGATACGCTTATTGACCTCCATAATTATAGTGCGATGGCTATTATGTTAATGGACGAAAAGGAACAAACATACACATAGTTTAGTATTTATTAAAATTGATTTAGATTTTATTCAAATATATTAGTATAAACCTACTATATTTGAAATACTAATAGTATTATTATATTATTAATTAAACATATCCGAAATTAAATTATACAATCTATATATCAAACATGAAGCTAACCCATAAGAATGGACTAATCACGAATAAGAGAATTGTTAGGGATGTATCAAAGAAATCCACATACAAAATTAAGACGAGTAACATGCATACTTGTTACTGTTTAAAATGTGCGTCGCATTCATGTAAGTCTATTGATGGACCAGAACAACCACGTTCATCAAAGTCACTCAAAAAGAATAAGTTCGTTAATTCATGTGGTAAAAAATGGACGAGATTACACACAGTTTTTGATATTGTAATCCCTGTATAGATAAGTGAGAAGTGAATTATTATATTACTTATAATGATATAAATAAAAAATATTTATAAATTTTATTTTTTTATTAAATAATTATATTATTCAACTTAGGAATGACATAATAGATTGCTGGTTATTCTTTGTATTCTCACATTTTCGTAATGCGTCGTCAAATATGAGTTTCTTTACTTCTTTATTCCTGAAATCTTAGATATATTTATTTAATTTAGTTTCGTCATGTTTATATCTACGCGTAATACTCCTCTCCTCAGATTTTAAATTTTGGAGATTTTGTTTAACTCTTCTAAATTCTGGAATATCTTGCAATACTAACGCAAACACTTGTTGGACTGGTTTCATAATCTGATTTGTAATATAATGTGTAAAATCTGGCTTCAACTTATGTTTGATAATATAATCAGGGGTCTCGATCTTTTCACCCTGTAGTTTTACCTTACATTTCTTTTGGATATAAACAAACGGAATCCTATCACCTGATCCTGGTTTATTCCCAGGATCTCGCTTACCAATCCTATCAGCAAGAACCTTGTGTGCGATTTGCTTAGGATTCTTATAAAATCCTCTTAATGATTTTGTAATAATCAGTTTTTCCAGTGGGTATTTTTCGTTAACAATATCATCCATGCACCTCTTTGTAAAATTAATTGCCTTTGTTACATCTTGGTCTTTCATTAGAATATCAATAATTCCACCATATACATCCTTTACAATCGGGGCATTATCTCTTCGCTTTAATACAATCCCCATCGATTTCCTAAAACATATATCAGGGTCTTCTTCATATAACATCCCGACATATCTCTTTTTTGATAATAAACAGAACGGCATAAATGTCTTTTCATATTCTAAATCGTGAGGGGGCTTCAAGAACTTTGTAGCTAACTGTCCTGCTTCCTTAGATAATTCAATTGTATGCTTTAACGCTTCTTTACCGACAATTTTTTCTCCTGTGTTGGGATCAGTTAGCTTAAAGGACATAAATACTGAATCTGTGTCTCCATATATATACTCTGCGTGACTATGTACCTTTCCGTATTTTGTCTCACATATTCTATCTCCATACACTTCTTCAATAATCCTTTTTCCATATGTTAATAGTTTTCGTCCAATTGCTGTAGTTGATGCCGCAACATCCTTTTCATAAAAACTTGATGTCCGCGCCCCACATTGTCCATATAAAGAGTTTGCTGTTACCTTAATAGCTAATTGGCGCTTATCTAAAACATTCTTCATAAAATCATCATATGTATCACGAAATTCCTTAATAGAGCACTGTTCAATAATATTAATATTTCCATCTTTATCTTTAAGTGTAATATGGCTTTCTGTGTTTTCTAAGACAATACCTGAATATTCTCCAATATTGGTTGATACGGTTTTCCATTTTGCGGATGTTCGTGTTGCTTTTCGCGCCGCTAGTAATTCCTTTAAAATCTTAGGCATAATAGCGAGTTCGCCATCCTTAAATTGAGCAAACCGGCATTTCTTATATCCTACCTTTGTCTTAATGGCTGCGGATTTTTCTGTTTTACGGATATATTCATAAGTATCATATTCAACATCTACATATTCATACCCCGGCAAATTATCATATTTATATTCACCTGTTTCTTCATCTCTAATTCCAATATCAGAAACAAGTTTACCCTCAAGGTCATATTCTAAAGCCCATACTTTTGAATCATGTGATAGATTCTCGCTAATCATAGATGAAGGATATAATGAACTATAATCTACACATGAAACTGGCTCATCAAGATATAAACCACATTTTGGTGGGAGCACAATAGCACCTTCATAACCTCCATCATTTTTCTTCTCGAGAACTGGGATTAATGTTTTTGATTGTCTACATTTCTTAGCAATAAAACTAAATAACTTAATGCCCTGACCACGCATTACAATAAAGTCAATTGGGACACTACAAATATTTGCCATCTCAACCATTCCTGTGATAACATCAATCTTTTTAAGTAGATGATGGACTAAATTACAATCCTGAATACAGTATTTCGCAATAATTGCACGTTCATTCGGTCCTTCATTCGTCATCCTAAAAATGTCTTGAGGCGTGACGTCGTCTTTTGCTAAGCACCATTTTAATATTTTATTATCACTCGGATTAATTTCACTTGAAATATTAAATGTTCCTTCTTCTTCGTTCACATTATATATATGGAATTTCGCACCATTCTCATAGAATTCACTTGAATGACCAATTTCTTCAATCTGGATATAACTGTCGTTTTTTAAACCGGTTAGATTCTTAGATGTAACCAGTGTATGTTTTTTATCATCTTTATAAATATGAACGTATTTTTTAATCTTATCTCCAATAAAATAGCCAGATACATAATCCAATTTATACGATGTTAAATTATATTCACGTCGAAAATAGTTATATAAATCCACCTGGATGCGCCCAGGCATCTTAATAAACTGTAGATTATGAGTACCACTCGCAATTGTAATACTTGTTTCTTCGATATTATACCCGGTTTCACGGTCTTCTTTACCACAAATCTCGTCCTTATTCCTCGATAATTTAAGGAATTCACTTAAACAGTGGTGACCGTTCTCGCGTGCTCGTTGATACATAAATTTATAATCAAAACCAAATATATTATATCCAATAACAATATCGGGGTTCTCACGATTGATTAAATTCTTCCAGGCTAATAATACTTCCTTTTCTGTCTTATAACTTTCAATTTCAGCATTTTCAATATGTGTACAAGTATCTAATGCAATACAATGATTTAAATAAGGTTCTTCTTCACCATATTTGATGAATGTGGATCCGATAAAGGTTACCTTATCACCTTGGAGTTTTGGTAGAACAGCATCAAATATAATTGTCATCTCCTGCAATTTATTTTCACGCTTGATTTTTGTATTTGTTAATAAATCAATAATCTTATCTTCTCTATTGACACACGATTTAAATGATTTACCTTTATATGAAATTTTAGCATCTCCGTCTTGACTATCATTATCACTATTATCTTCATCAAGATTTCGCAATATTGTAGCAATCGTTTTTTTATCTGTTCTATCTGTAATACTCGTAATAGATTGTTTTAAAATTTTATCTACGAGAGATAATAACACTTCCTCACTACTTATTTTCTTTATTGGGAACACTTTATTGATATCATATATCATTGTATCGCTATATGAAAACGCTGTTAAAATCGCGTTCCTAAGTAATCCTTCCTTCATAGATTCTGAATATTTATCATTAATCTCTTCTGCGTTTTGGTCCCAATAATCCAAAATATCAGTTGATAATTTTTTATATGTCTTAATCGCAAGAGGGAAATCGCCGTGACTACTAGACGCCTCAATATCAAAACTACAGATCTTATATGGCACTTGAACCTCCTTATTTTTCTGTGAGATAATATCCTTATGGTTTACTGTGTATTCATGTTTACAATTTGTCAATTTTGTCTCATGATGTTGTAAATTTGTGGAGTTAATCTTAATCCATCCAGATGGACTAATATCTTTAATATGAAAATATCTAAGAAGTGGTGGAATGTTTGCCTCATATAAACGGATGTTTGTATTTTGAAATACATAACCATTCTCTTTTAATTTCCGTTGTGTTTTATTCTCAAATTTGTTAAAATATTCATAATAGAATAAATTCTTTACTTTATTATACGCCATTGTATTTTTAAATTTAAGAAGAATGAATTTATACTTTTTATGGTCATCAAAACCGTATAATTCTTCACGCTCAATGATCTTACTTTCAGTTATTGAATCTGAATAATATTTTCCAATGACTTCTTTTATATGTTCAACAAATACAGTTTTAGTTTTTTTTGACCAATTATCGGCAACTTTTAAATAAAAGAATGGTGAAAATTCCTCAACGTATACAGAATAATCATCTCCTTTATCATCTAGTCCGAACAATTGGATAACAAACACTTTATTATCTTTTCTAGGTTTATATTCATATGCGTCAGATTCAGATGATGAATCATTTTCCACCTCCTCATTATACACATTGAAATCTAAGAGTCTGAGAGATACATCCATGATTGATACTATTTTAATAACGATCTTTATCTTAATTATTGTTTTCAATTTAATTATTAATTAGAATAAGTAAGATAAAATAATACAATTTATATTAATAAAATTTTTTATTAATATAGAGTATAACCATTATGACTACACAACAAAATATACTATTTGTCCATAATACGGTAAATTTTTACGAAGATATATCTGAAAACTCAAAATTAAATACAAATATTTATCAGATTTCTACACATGATTCTTATTATGATATATCTGACACTTTAATTAATGATATCTCTGATGTGTCAGATATTAATATTGGTTTTTTATACCATAATCAGAGTTTCGGATACCTTCCCTTTTTTAGGGATGAATCTCGTTATATGTCGGTGCCTACGTCTACGAGTCCGTTTAATTATGATGTTTCATTGTCGAATGAAGTTACAGCAATGTTTAGTGGAGATATTGATAAAATGATTTTTGATATATCAAGTAACTTTCCTGACGCATCATTAAATATACATATTATAACATGTAGAAACGATATTATGTCAAACGGTTATCTTACTCAAAAAGAGATAGAATATTCGTGCAATATTTTTGCAACTCAGGGTTTAATTGGGTATAGCCCTGATTCAGTCCCGAGCGACTTTAGCACATTATACAAGGTATCAGGTGTTTCTACGGTTGATATTGTTGATTTGTATTTCAATGCAAATCCCTTTGGGTCAGGAGTGGGGATGAATTATTATTATTAGGCCCAGGGGATTTAACTTTGCAAGGTTCTAATAATACAGTATTTAATATTAATCAAATAGTATTAGACGCCGCTATAGGTGATATAACACTGACAGGCTTAGAGTTATCATCTAATATCCTTAATATTGAAGAGGATATAACTATACCGAATGTTTTACGTATAATAATCGATAATTCAGGCAATAACACTGTTACAGTTAATGGTAACAATCATACTATTACAATTGAAGATTTTAACGGAACCGGACTATTTGATGGCGTTTTTTTTCTTGAACAGGGTTCTGAAGTTATTATTAATGATCTAGAAGTTGATCTAAGTAATACCCAATTATCAGATTTTGCTGGTACATTAATATCAGCAAATTTCTTCTCTGTCCGCCGTACACATGAAATTGTTAGAGTAAATAATTGTAAAAATAATAATCCATTAAATATATTCGGGAATGCTGGTATAGCAGGTTTAGCTTGTGGGTTTGGAGGTGATACCATAATTAAAAACTGCTCCAATACTGGGGTTATTAATTCTTTGCAAACAGGGGGTATATTATCTTCTCAATGTGGGCAAGAAGGTAATATAGTAGTCCAGGATTGTTATAATACCGGTTCTATAGATGGTGATTTTAGTGGAGGCATATCATCGAATTCTCTTGGCGTTGATGGAAACTCTATTGTTAGAAATTGCTATAATACAGGATTAATAAATAATGTAGGTTGTGGTGGAATTGTAGGTACACAATCCGGAAGTAGAGGTACCATACTTATTGAGAAATGTTATAATCTAGGTGAGTTAACCACTTTATCTACTAATTCTGGCGGGATTGGTGCTTCATCTTTAGCTATTTTTGGCAATGGAACAGTTAAAAACTGTTATAATTTAGCTTCAATAAAAGGTTTTGAGTCAGGTGGTATAGTAGGCGCATTCGCAGGGAGAGAAGGTTCGATTATTATTCAGAATTGTTATAATACTGGTTCATTAGATAATGAATATTGTGGTGGAATAGCAGGTGTGGCTCTAGGTATTTTCAGGGATGTTCCAGGTAATACCATTATAGAGAATTGTTATAATACTGGGAATATCAATGCTAATAATTGCGGCGGGATAGTGGGTGCAGAAATATTATATAATTCTACACAAACAGCAACTATTCGTAACTGTTACTCATCAGGCATTATAAATTCAACCGGCAGTGGGGGTATAGTAGGAGCAACATTTATAACATCTAAGTTTCGTAACGCTGGAATTAATATGATTTTGAATGTAGAGAATTGTTACACTGTAAATAAAAGTTTCTCTACAAACTCACATGGTATAATTGGGCTTATCGAGGATGACCCTTTGGGTTCTATTATGAATGTATCAAATTGTTTTTCATATGATAATGGTAAAAAAGAAAGTTTTGGATTTTTAGTTGGAGGTAATTATAATACTTCACTACTTGAAAGAGGTAGCATAGATACGCGTCTAAATAGTTACGGTTCTTATACAAGTGATAACATTGGTGTATTAGAATACCCATTATTAAACGTTTTTTCGGGATGATGTAACATGGAATAGTAAAATATACATAAATTATAATATAGCTGCTGAATTTGGAATTAATGATTTGATAGACTCTGTGTATAGACAGAAGGTGTTACGTCTCCAAAATACTAATAGAGGTTTATTAAATCTTCATAATATAATTAATCGTAGGGTTTTATATCAGGATATTGACACGCGTAAATTTAATCGTAATAATGATGACTCCAGTTATACTAGAGTGTTACGTTCTAAATATAAGAGAGTTTTTAACAAAAACAACATCTAGATTTTTATGACATCAATAAGAGTCGTTAATTGAATAATTAAAAAAATGATTTAATTAATATTATTATATAAGTCATAATAATATTAATACGCATGCAAGACCAAGAAGAAGAAAAAGAAAAAGGATATATATATTTTAGAAATCATCAATCTTATCAACAGTATGATGCCTATAAAATGGGAAAGGCGAAAAATATACCCGAAAGGGATTCGCAATACGCAACTGGTGAAATAGTAAGAGGTTCTTTTATAAATGTTTTCGAGGTAAATATTAAACAAATGGATATTGTAGAACGCCTTTTACAAAACGAATTTATTGGATTACACGTTAAATATAATGGCGGGACAGAGTTTTTCAATAAAACAATTATTGATTATGTTGAATCATACTTAAATAATATTGGTATTGATTATAAAAAATTATCTAGTGAAGATATTGATAACCTACATAGACCATATAGATTAAAGGAAATCTTTAAAAAAATAAATATCAGAAGTTTAATTAACTTTATTAGATCAAACTCTATAACTCAACCACCACAAACAGAAACACATAAATACGTTCCAAGAGAAGACCAAACAAATATTATTAAGAATTCAGTCGCACACTTTAATAACTTTGATAGGGGTATGCTTATACTAATGTGTGGTGTAGGTAAAACATTAATATCATTGTGGATTTCTCAGGAATTAAAATCAAAAACAATTCTCGTAGGAGTTCCCAATAAATTATTATTGAAACAGTGGGAACAATCAATAATGTCAATATTTCCAAATATTCCTTATCTATTAGTGTGTGGTGGAGTTAACAAACAAGACATTATTACATTTTTACAAGAGAATAATAATACTAATATCGTTATTACAACTTATTCGTCATCAAATAAAGTATATCATTCAACTCAAGAAATTGGATTTAGTTTTGATATGAAAATATTAGATGAAGTTCACCACTTAACAACAAATAATATGCAACTATCTGATAATAGTAAGAAATTTGTAAATATATTAAATGTTATATCTAGTAAACAACTATCATTAACAGCAACACTTAAACAAATTGAACCAATGAATGATAATAAAAATATTGTGTCGAATGACAACATTGAATATTTTGGTGAAATAATTGATAGAAAATCACTATTGTGGGGTATTAATAGAAGTGTTATATGCGATTATGTTATCCAAAGTTTTATTACGGATGAAGAATTACTCGAACAACATCTAACAAGATTTAATATTAATAAAGATTGTGATAAGCGCTTATTTCTAAGCGCGTTTGCATCTTTAAAAAGTATTCACGAATTCCATTCACATCATATACTCATTTATTGTAACAATAAAAATAATTCACTCAAAATAATCCAATATATAAAATTACTTATACAAGACGGTTATTTTAATATAACAGGACTATACTATTCAAATTATCATAGTGAAATGAAAATATCCGACCAAAAAGATATATTATATAGTTTTGAGAAATCTCAGTTTGGAATTATTCCATGTGTTTATTGTCTAGGTGAAGGTTGGGATTTACCGTTATTAGATGCTGTTGTTTTTGCCGAAAATATGACTTCTAATATTCGGATCGTCCAATCTGCACTAAGGGCTAGTAGGAAAAATAAAAACGACCAACACAAAATAACAAAAATAATATTACCTATACTAAATAGAGACGACTGGTTGGAAAATAATAATAATTCTGACTTGAAAAAAGCGAGTGAAGTGATATATCAGATGGGTCAAGAAGACGAAACTATTAGTCAAAAAATAAAGGTTTTTAATATAACTGTTGAAAAACAAAATAACCGAGTGTATGAGAGAAATACAGAAAATACTATCACCGAAATTGGTGATTATGATGATAGATTTACACAACGACTTCGGTTAAAAACAGTAAACAGATTATCTCTAGGAATGACATATGAAAGGGCTGTAAAATTATTATCATGTGAAAATATAAGGAACAAAGAAGAATATCAACAATTATGTAATAAAGATATTAGATTACCTGATGACCCTGAAAATGTTTTTAAAACAAAATTTAAGGGATGGATCGAATATCTAAGTATTCCGCGTATATATTATGATTTTGACACATGCAAAAATAGAGTTGCACAATATTTAACATCAAAACCAAAAAATTATGGGCGCCATATTGAATTATCTATTATATGCAATGAATTATGTAATGTAGATAACAAATTCCCACCGAATGGATTATGGATGGAATACTATGATATACAAGATTTAACAAGCATAATTACCATACAAAACAAGAAAAAAATCAAAGGACTTATGTTTTAAATATACAATATAGCTCATATTTATCACCGTTAAGTAAAAAATACTTTTTTATTTAATATAATATAAAATTGATTTATTTTAATATAAAGGAATAATTACTTAAACTATATAGAACAATGTCAAAAGTATATTCTTGTGATTTATGAAAAAAGATTTTCAAGCAAAAGATTGATTTCACACGACACCAAAACAAAAAAATGGCATGCGTATCATTATCTGAGATGAATCAAATCAAGCAAGTCAACGATAATAAAAACGATAATAAATCTACACTTATTAATGTATTCAAATCTTGTTTAAATATTTTGAGAGATAACGAGGGACTTACTGGAGAAAAGGCACTAAGAACATTATCTTATTTACTAATTTTGAAACTACTCGAACCACATTTTGGCGGAGAAATCGATATTGATAATTATGAATATGATTTTAGTGAAATAGAAGATGACCGTGTTGAATATCACAGGGAAAAATTATTACAGTTTGTAAGGTTTAGCAATCTATCTGTTGAAAACGAGGATAATATCCCGGTTATTATGAAATTTTTATGGGATGATATTTTATCATACCACCCTGTAACTAAGAAAATCTTCCTAAAAGGTAAGGGCTTTGATATTCGTTATAAATCAACCTATAAAAATCTTTTCGATAAATTAAATTCAGTTCAACTGATGGAATCAGAATTTGATATATTAGGTAATGCTTACGAAGAAGTAATTCAAGATATTATGACTGGGAAAGTATTGGGACAATATTTTACACAACCACTTATTAAGAAAATGATGGTTAAACTTATTGACCCACAAATTCACACCGATGGTAAAATAGATACTTGTGGAGACCCCACTATGGGAACTGGTGGTTTCTTAATTACATATTTACAATATATTTTACAACAGTCTAAAAATAAAAATATTAAACCGGATTGGGAATTTATTAAAACAGAAGGTTTATATGGTAAAGAACTAGAACCAGATACATATCAATTAGCTGTTTCTAATATGTTAATATCTTCTGGTCATATGTTTGAATCATTGGATAGAGGGGATAGCATCAGGGAACCTATTACCAGGAAATTCGATAATATCCTCGCACGCATCACACCATTCGGAATTAAAGGGCTAAAATATGATGACTTTAAAAGTAATCTTAAGGAAGAATATACCCCAATTAAATCAGATAATGCAGTTTCTTTATTCATTCAAGCAATCATTTATATGTTAAATATTAATGGTAAATGTGCGGTTGTACTACCTGATGGACAAGATTTATTCTCGAAGACAAATAAGAAACTCATCGCGGTTAGAGAATATCTTATGAAAACTTGTGATTTGAAAGAAATTATATATCTACCATCCGGCATATTTACATACACATCTATTAAAACCTGTGTATTCTATTTCGTCAAGAAAAAAGAAGGTCCTGATGTATTAAAAGTTGATGTCAAATATTCAAAAACTACATTCAACGAAACGAAAAGAGATTATAAATTTTCAAAGACCCACCAAACCACAAATGTCAAATTCTATGATTTTAATCCATATGAAGATATTAAAAATCTATTGGTTGAGGTTCCTATTGAGAAAATTGTTTGTAATTCTTATTCACTAAATTATGCAGAATATATGAAAGATGAAACAGAAGAAGAACAATATGAAGATGGTGTTGTTGTTAAAACTTTGGGGGAAGTTTGTAACTTTTTACCCAAGAGTAAAAGGAACGCCAAATATGGAAATCATAATGGAAAATATCCATTCTTTAAGAGTTCTGTTAATGTGAATAGTTTTGTCGACGAGTATGATTATGAACAAGAAAGTATAGTCATCGGTGACGGAGGAGAACCAAATATAAATTATGGAGTTAAATTCTCGACAAGTGATCATTGTTATGTACTCCAAAATAAAACAGATTTTATAAATATAAAATTTGTATATTATTACTTGTTGCATAATTTAGATATGATGAAAAAACTATATACTGGTGTTGCTATTAAAAATATTTCAAAGACAAGTATTAAAAACGTAAGAATTCCCATTCCACCACTTGAACGCCAAGAAGAAATTGTAAAATATCTTGATAGTAATCAAGCATTAATTAAACAGTTGGAGCAAGAAATTGATAATAATAAGAAACAGGCACATTTATTTATTGACGGTATTAAAACATCATCAACTGAGACACAAACCGAACAAGTTAATCATCCAATTAATGAAATTACAGAAGAAGTTGTAGAAATTGATGCAACACCTAAACGCAAAACTAAGCCTAAAAATAAACCTAAACGCAAGATTATTAATAAAAAAATTGTAGTTGTCGAATAAATATATTTCGTTGAAAATCTAAGTAAGTATTATAAATTTTTTATTAATTCATTTTCAACGAAATATGATTAGGCGTTATAATTGCATTGAAATACTTATTTAAAGTAACAGTATTATTTTTTTCATTATCTGTAATACATCTAATCATATTTCTAAAACTTTTATTTGTTGGACGTGTTTGCAGTTCCATTTTGAACCAAATATGGACCCAAAAATCAATATTTTCATAATTTAAATTAAAGAATTTATCAATATTTATATTTACAGTTATTTTATTTTCTTCCCTCTCAATAACAATATTGTCATTCCTCCAACTGTCAAACCACGAATACCATTGTTGTGATAACTTCATAGAATGAATAGCAAAATTATATATGCCGTCTATTATTTTCGGGTCAAATGCGTTAATTGATGGTATTAATGTGTCCCTCATCTGTCCTCTTCTCGACCAACAAGGCGTTGAATCTTCCAGATGTGGAATATTATTATGATCAGCATATTGTATAATAGAATTCTTAGTAATTTCTAACATAGGTCTAATTATCTTCACGTTATTTAAGTCATATGTAATAGTTTTCATTCCAAATAAATTATCGAAATGTATCTGCTTGGATAAATTACTTAAAATATTTTCAATACAATCATCTTTGTTATGTCCGAGTATAATAGGGCACTTAAAATATTCATAAAATGAGAATCTTATTTTTCTGGTGGTATCTTCGTAAGTATTCCTATAATTTGTCGAACGGCGCCTATGAATTTCGTCAATATCCCTAACATATAATTTAGCCACTAACATATGAGCCCATTCAGTGAGCATATTAACCTCAGTGCTGCATGTTTGTCTATTATTATAGTTAATATGTAATAATATCATCTGTTTATTATTCGTTTTGCACCATTTATTAACTATATAACTTGTAATCATCGAATCAACCCCACCACTTATACTAACAGCAACTTTATTAATAACATGGCATTTTAGGATATTATCAAAGATAGAATATATATTTCTGTGTTCTTTAACAATGTTATACAATTGGATTTTTATAGGGGTTACAAGGAGGTCCTTATATTTTGTAAATATAGGTATAGGTATAGTTTCAACAGTTTTATCATTGATAAAATATTCAGGTATATATCCTATATTTTTATTCTTAAAATCATTAATATCTAAAATAGTTGCGTTCAGAAATCGTAATAAGAGAGAATCATTTGGATATTTTTCAATTAATGTATATGTCTTTTTAAGAACAAAATTTTTAAGATTAATATTTTTATTATGACGAATAGAAAGGAGTATAAAGATCTGTTTCCATATATCCATGGTATCAAAATAAGGGGAGTGAATCATTTTAAATGCCATTGATGAAGCAAACTTAAAAGCAATGATCTTATGTTTTTCAAAAATGGATTTACAGGGGTGGCGAAAAATCTGGTCATAATGTAGCAATAGCGACATATTACAACCAGCATTATTAAGATACTTTTCGGTGGTTAATGTGAATCCGTCAAGGGACTTGTGACTAAACCATATTTCTTTATTTTCTCCCCAGAATTCTACAAGGTTGTGTAGAAGGATAACATTAACATTATCGTTAACATTATCGTTAAGAAAACAATAGAAATCTTGGAAAAAATCAATTTGTTGAGACATGTTAGTTATAATTTGATGTTTTGTTATTCGAAATATTTTTTTTTCAATTTTATAGATTAAAATATTTTAAAGAGAGAATAATTAGAATATAAATATAATATATAATCATGAAAATTTCACAATTGCATATTTTGACATTTATTCTCTCTATATTGGGTTTATATTTTGTGTTTTGTAATAGTAAAAATATCGTGGAAGGATTTGATTTCGATTCATGTAGGTCTAAAGGATATAGTAAGGAATTCTGTTCTATTACTCCAACTGGTGTTTTTGGTCCGTCTACATGTATATGTGAAAACGGTCAAGTTGGGACAATAATGCCCGGTTTTTATGGTGAATGTGTGTGTGGTGGAAATCCATATTATGGTTATTGAATAACTAAAAATGGTTTTACAGATTATATTTATATTCTAAATTATATATAAATATGATTGACGTGAAAATAAAAACTTTAATTGAAATATTAATTTTATCAGTAGTATTCACTCTTGTAGATTCTGTTTATCTAACTTCTGTCGGTCCATTCTTTAATAGTGTTGTTAAAGGTATACAGAGAGAACCAATTAAATTAAACGTTGCAGCAACTATTTTATGTTATATATCTCTCCTATTTGGACTTTATTATTTTATTATTAGAGAGAAGAGGAGTTATATAGAGGCTGGTATATTAGGAATGGTTATATATAGTGTTTATGAATTTACTAACAAAGCAATATTTATAAATTGGACGTGGAGCGCGGTAGTGACTGATATTTTATGGGGAGGTATATTATTCGGATTATCAACCTATCTTGTATATAAGATATATGGGATAATGTAAAGTAATGTTATAAATGATATAATATTTGTGTTTGTGTTAAAACTGGCAAATAACATACTTAATAGCGTTGCTATTATAATCATAAAACTATCTCCCGCTATAGCTCCACCACTTACTTCCTTTGCGTAATCTTTAAACATATCAAACATTAAATTAGTCCCTTTCGGGAGAGATTGAAAGAATAAATAAAATAAAATATCGTGTATTATTTGTATAACAACAACTAAACCAGTAAATTTTAGGACGCTAAATTTCTCAAATACATAATAATATAGATATCTTGCTATAATTATTCCAATAACCAATATTAGAACATCCGCAATAATAGCACTTAATCTATATGTTTCGTACCAACGCATTAAATGTTTTGAATTAAAATAGGGTGTATAATAAACAATAAATAGAACAATGATGTCAGCTAATATTGCCCCGTTCAGTATAGGAAAGTAATCAGATATATTATTAAAATTAGAAATGTCTTTTAACATAATTTATATATTTTGTTTATATTATAATAAATTATGATTTATAATGTCTCCTAATTTTTCTCTTACTATGGCGACTATTTGTTCTTTGTTTTCTTTTATTATTTAATTTTAGTCTTCTGGTAGTTCGTCTTCCCCCAGTCATTTTTTTACTTCTACTTTTACTTCTACTTTTACTTCTACTTTTACGCTTCTCTTTTCTCTTAGACTTAGACTTAGACTTAGACTTAGACTTAGAAGCTGATTTTTCATAGTGTTCTCTCTTAATATCATTAAAAAACTCAACTAAATCTTCTTTCTCTCTCTTACCAGTAAATTCTTTAGTCTTAACTCCATCCTTTAAATGGAATATAGTAGGATATCCCATTATGTTCTTATCACCTTCGATTTGATTCATATAATCAGATTTTACTTTTGCAAGGGTAATATCAGTGTATTTTTCACGTGGTTGAATATGGTCTTCGAAATCCTTCCATTTTGGTTTTAACATATCACAAAACCCACAACCATCCATATAAAAAACAACTATAACATTTCTACCTTTTAAGTCATTATTATATTCGATTGCCTTCTCAGGACTGTTAACATCAACTATTTTCATAATATACTATTTGGTGATATAAAAAAATATTATATATTATATACATTCTCAATCTATTGGTGTAAAATATTTTATATTTATATGTATATATGCTTTTTAATTTGAGCGAACTAAAGATGTCTGTAATCATATTATTATTTTTAGCAGGGTTGTATTTTTCTTGTAATTATAATAAAGGGGATTTAGTTGAATCATTTGAAGGAATTAGTGTTTCTAACTGTCCTAACCTTCTCTTACAAAAAGATAATAAATTTTTATTATATAACACATCAAAGGCAGAAATTCCTGGAGTCAATCCTATCCAGTTCGATAATTTGGATGAATATACCGAGTTTATTGCTTGGTTACGGAATTCAGGCATTAAATGTCCTATACTATTCGCAAAACAAACATATACAACGCAAGGAGACGCAAGCTATAAATTTTGTCCGTTAAATGACCCTGATATGTGTGGATTACCACAAACTGATATACCTATAAAAGAATCAAAATTAATAGACGCAGGGCATGACGAAGGTTCTATGCCTGGGTTTGATCCACAAAACCAATATATAGGAGACTATACAGGATTAGACAAATTATTTAACGAACAGGAATACAACAAAAAATTAAGTACTAATCCAATGGATGATAATTGGGGTGGAATTAGATATACTGATGATGCCGTTAAGTCTGGTGAATTCTCAGAGAATGATGTAAGTCGAAATAAAAACTGAGTATTTTAACCAAAAAACTTACCAATTCCAGATGAAACCTTTGACGTTGATGATTTGGATGAATTAATAAAATCAACTAATGAAGGTAACGCATCACGCATTCGAACAAGTTCTGCTATATCTCCCATACTCCTTGGCGTAACATTAGTAACTTCTTGTAGTAGAGTCAAGTTTATTATTTCCTCAAAATTTGTAATGTATTCCTCATATTCTGAACCATATTTATCTAATAATAAAGAATCTGTCATTTTCTCTATTTCATCCTCCTGTTTTGTAATCAAATCTCTAATAGCATCTACTTCATCTGACTTATCATCATTATTTCTGCTTCTAAGACCTTCTATAATATCAGATGCCCCTAATATATTGGCTAATAAATACAATACTAAAATACTAATTATAATATACATTATTAAATTATAATTCATTGTCGATATATAATTTATAAAGATTTAAATATTACACTTATTATTTGTATTTATATTTAGAATAATTATTTATAGTTATTATTATAACTATAAATATACATGAAAATTAATTTAATCGTAGCACATTGTAAAAACTTTGGAATTGGTATCAATAATACGTTGCCTTGGAATTTTAAAAGAGATATGAAATATTTTAGAGAATTAACATCTATCCAAAATAAGGAGTTTAAAAATCCGGCGGTTATTATGGGTAAAAATACATGGTTAAGTTTACCAAAAAAACCCCTTCCTAAAAGAATGAACTATATTTTATCTACAACCATTGAAAACGAGTATTCATTTACAAATATTGATGACATCATAAAAGACTGTCAGTTAAATCAAATAGATGTATTATGGGTAATTGGTGGTTCAAAAGTATATGAGAGTTTCCTAGAGAATGATTTGATTGACTACCAAATTATTACAGTAATACATAAAAAATATAATTGCGACACTTTTTTAAAACCATATTACCTTAATAATAAATGGGCATTAATAAGTGATATAGTGTTTGATGAAGATAATACGAATATTAATTTTAAGGTATTCGAAAGAGAACGTAAAGAAGATAAAATTAATCTGTATTAATAATAATATTAGTTTCTCTCTTATAAAGCAAAAAATCTTTGATTGATTGAACACATTTATAACTTATCCGTCTAGATTGTCCCTTTGTTGTAACATATGTTTCATTCTTTAATAAATCGGGATTCTCATTTAATTTCTGCATTAACTCAAATAGAGAACCATACTTATCCATTATTACAGAAGAAATCGTTCCACTGATTCCTGGAATCTGACTTAGGATTATTGAACCAATATTATTAGGTCTAATATTTTCCTTTTTTACTCGTTTTACAACAGACGAATAATTTACTGCGTCACATATATCATTATTTGCTGTTGTTGTATGTGTATCTAGATTAGTTAGATGTTTTAGAGTTTGATAATATGGTTTCTTATTTACATCTTTTAGAAGTTTTTTAACCATCTTTGTAATAATTGTTGCTGTATCAATAATATCCACGCTACGCAATACACTAAACCCTTTATAATAATTAAGAGAGAATAAAGATGACTGTAACGCATCTTTGGATACTCGTGAATATTTATTGTAATACTTATTAATACTACCCTCAATTAAATAGAAAATGTTATGGTTATGTAATTCAACTGCGCTTAATCTCATAGACTGTTCATTATAACGCCCGTCTTGGATACTTGACGCCAAATCATTTACACTCTTACGTTCAATAATTATAATTTCTTCATTATCGCTATTTTCAATTATAATATCACCGATGTCTAGCGCACAAATCTTAATGTTAATTTTTTTATCAAGTGAATGTTCCTTTATAAGATTTGGAATTAATTTAATTAAATCCTTCTCTCTGTTATCAATTTTCAAAGTGTATACTGACATTATATAATGTATTATTCGTTATTGTTTCTTTATTATATTTTTATATATAAAATTGAATTTACAAAGAGGTTTAAACATATAATAAACAATACAATATATAGATATGGAAACTGTTAATATTAGTGAATTCTCAAAATTATCAAATGATGAAGTCATTGAGTTAAAATCCAAAAAAGAAATTCATATTATTAAACATCATTATAAAGAAGATTTGAAAGATAATTATAATGACGAAGATGGTGTAACAAGCGTTGATAGTGCATTTATTGACGATAATAAATCTGTTAAGACAAAACGACAGTTATTAACTGAGCCTGATTTATCATCTGGACTTAATGAAACACTTATTTTTGACCCATTTAACAGTAATAACCGAGAAATTACAAAAGAATATATTGAAAAAATACTTGTCAGTTATGGTGTCCCTGGTAAAGTACATAATATTAACTTATACAAGCGCGCATTCGTACATAAATCATATTTGAAAAGACCTGATATTATTAATGAACAGAATAACGTTGTTATTATTGAAAAACCAAAATCGTGTATGTCACTTAAGACAAAATCAAACGAACGCCTTGAATTCTTAGGTGACGGTGTTCTTGAGTGTGTAACAAAATATTATTTATATCGTAGATTTCCAAAAGCAGATGAGGGATTTATGACAAAGAAGAAAATAGCAATTGTTAAGAACGAACACATTGGTAAGCTGGCTTATGATATGGGTTTAAATAAATTCTATATTATTTCTAAGGGTGCAGAAGAGAAAAAATATAGGACCAATCACGGTAAATTAGGCTGTCTATTTGAGGCATTTATTGGTGCTCTATTTCTGGATTTTAATAAGGTCCAAGTAAAAGATGAAGAAAAATGGTTTGATAGTATGTTTGTTACAGGTCCTGGATTACAGGTAGCACAGACATTTATTGAAAACGTGTTTGAACGTCATGTAAATTGGGGTGAAATCATTATGAACGACCATGATTTTAAGATCATTTTGCAGATGAAACTACAAAAGGAATTTAAGACTACGCCGAATTATATGATTATTCAACATGATGAAGATGGTTATAGGATGGGTGTATATCTTGCTATTAATATTCCTGTCCAGGATATTCTACCTGAGAATGCTGAAAAGATTACAGGAAATATTAAATATAAACAGATTCATGATATTATAAGGTCTAAAGGAAATATATTACTGCTTATTAGTGAATCCAAACATAAAATTAAAAAAAAAGCAGAACAACAAGCATGTAAATATGCGATTGAGAGATTAGTTGAATAAAAAATTTATATAAAAGTTTATAGTTTATAATATTATTTCAATGTTTTTTTCCTTGACGCAATAATTTCACTAATAAAAGTTACAATTTCGACATGTCCATGCTTGTACGCTTCGTTTAAACCTGTTGTAAAATATGGTCTTTTGTATAACTCTCGGATTAATACACTTTCATCAAAATGCATTCTAGCGTGATTCTTAATAATATTCTCTACGCGCTCTTTGTCTCCCATCCTACAAGCACCAATGAATTCCATAAAAGTTTCATATTTATTATCAATTTCATATGAAGACATGTTAAAATTCAGTTAGTTAAAATTCAAGTATACATATATTACTATGGTTCGTGGTATTTGTATTGTTTATGAGTTATCAACATATTTCCGTAATATTAGTATTTCAATTTTAAGTAATACAATAATAACGATGTTTAATATGTTACATGATAAACTAGAAATCATTAAAAAAAGATTATTTTTTATTTTCCATGTTTATATTAATAATGGGGAAAACCAAAAAAGTACGTTCAACCAAAAGAAAACTTGATATGAATAAAAATAGTAAGAAATATAAAAAAACGAGAAACAATATAAGAATTAAAAAACTCAATTGTGCCCCTGATCCTGATAGGAAAAATAAATTTAGTTGTTTCAATACTGAAAAAATAATATTGATTAGGGACGCTTGGAACAGAAGACATCCTGATGTTATGATAAATAGTGATGACCCAAAAATAATATGGGACAAATTAAAAATATATATGTCTGCTAGTTGTAATAACGAGAAATGCTGGTTAGAACAAGAGTTTATTAAAAGTAATTTAAATAAAGACTTACTACATAATACTTTTGCCCCCGTGTCTCCTAATTCATGGAAAAAGAACCCAAACGAGTGGTTAGACAGTTTAAATATTCTCTCTGTGATTAAACAATACGAGGCAAAATATCCATGCTTTGAATTTATGGGTCCTTCTCCAATAGATTATGATACTCATTATTCAAATGGGGAATGTGTATGGGAAGAATTATGTGAATTAAAACTAAAAAATCTTATTAAGGATTGTAAAAATAAACTGGGAATTATATTTAATTTAGATCCACATTATAAATCAGGCTCTCATTGGGTTGCTATGTTCGCGAATATTAAAAAACAAGAAATCTATTATTTCGACAGTAATGGAATAGATCCACCAAAACAAATAGTTAAATTAATGAATACGATAGCAACGCAGGGTAAAGAACTTGGACTAAATTTTAAACAGTTGATAAATACCCGCCAACACCAATATAGTGATTCAGAATGTGGAATGTATAGTTTATATTTTATTATTCAAATGCTTAAAGGTAGAACATTTAATTCTTTAATAAATAAACGAGTTACCGACACAAAAATGACAGCTTTTAGAAAAGTATATTTCAATTAAAAATATATTAAACAAATGATAATGAGTTTAATATATACAGTGTTATGAATTCATTAGAATGGAGCGACAATATGGACTTTTTAAATGATACTATCGAAGAATATTGTAGTGAAGAAAACATAATTTTTGACAATTCTAAGAAAAAAATATTTAATAATATAATTTTGTCATATAAAGATAGTGTTTATAATACTCAACAACTTGAAGATATGAACAGAAGCGTATTAACAGATTTTTTTAGTACACTACAAGATAATAATGTAACACAAATAAATAACATTACGCAACAAAATAGCAATCATGATTATAATACCAAACCTAATAAAAATATCCCTGAAAATATTTATTCAAGAGAAGATATACAAAAAGAACGCAACAGTGATTTACAAGATAAATTTAATAACGTGAGAGAAGACTTCGCTAATTTTATTTTGAAACGACCTGAAGAAATAGATTTTTCTGATAAAGTAGATGATGATAATACTAGTATAGACCAACGGATAGAACAAGAATTATTAAAACGCCAATATGATGTAACAAAATATGATAATAATATAGATTACGATAACAAATCCCAGCACAAACATGTTACATTTGAGGGTAAAGATAATGATAATACTAAATCAATAAAACCGTTGAAAATAGAAGAATTTGATAATAATATTACTATGGATATGAATACGGATATTATTAAAGATAAAGTTCAACAAAAAGATAATCATAAAGGAATTTCATTTTTAAATAGATTAAAACAGATATCAACATCCGACAATGTGGATAAATACGAGAATGACAACCTATCCTTTTCTACTAAAAATGACATTCAGGAAATTAAAAATGATATTAAGAAAATAAATCAACAACTAAGCGATATTAAATTAATATCACAACTCAATAAGAATATTCTTAATATTATAGATTTTATTAAGGATATTAAAGAAAACACTATATTTAAAAAATACTCGCTATATAAAGATAATGATAAAGAAAAGGATAAACTACTTAATGCTTTTCTAGAACAGTTTGGCGAAAATAAAAATTTCCAAACACAAGATTTAAGTGAATATAGTGTATCGCCAAGTGAAGAAACAGTCATCTAATATTTATCTAATCATCAGACCTTATTACCGCCTTCTTTTTACCAGAAGCATCTTTTTCAAACACTAATATACCTATAAATTGGGGATTTACTTCCATGCTCTTCTTTGCCTGTTGGAATGTATCGTAATCATATACTCTATCCGTCCGGGTCTTACCGTCTGCCTTAAGTCTTAACATATATTTCTTTCCATTCAACGTGAAACTCTGTGCTTTCCAATTAATCTCTTTTTTATTTACATCTCCGGTTTTATCTGTTTGCTCGTTTTGGTAAGAATATGTATAAGACAATAAACTTGGGTCAACATCTCCAAAACTGAAACAATATAAGCCCTCTTTATTATTAGATTTTGAATGAAGCGTGCAGTCAATTGATGTTTCTTTAACGGATGTTAATAATTGTCTATTGATGTCCTCCTTAATGCGTGATATCTCATATAATGCTTCGTCACTTGTAAGTGGTGTGGTCTTATCAATCTTACTTAAGTCTTTTAATCGTAATTCGATAGATTTGTCACTAGTCTTTTGGTCATCTGTGAATGTCATCAAATACATATACACGTCAACCTTTCTCTGTTCTGGTAAAAGGTCCATATGGGAACAAATCCTGCGCGCGCGACCAATTACCTGTTCGGTTCTAACTGGGTGCCAATATGGCTCTATTAAATGGACGTGTCTCACATTTCTCAAGTTAATCCCTTCAGCACCTGATGCTGTAATCATTATAATTTTAATAATCTCTCCATAGTTATTATTTAAAGAACTCCTCTGAAGCTCACCAACTATCTCACTGGGCACATCTTTCCATGTTGAATTGAAAATATTGCGAATTATCTCTTTCTCTTCAGGGGTCTCTGTTCCTGTATATAAAGCAAATGTTGGACGCCCTCTATTTTCCTCTGCTATGTCAATTTCCCACTTACGCGTTGATGGATTTTGTTTTATCTTAAATTGTGCGTACCCATTCGCCTCAAGAACAAGTTTTATGATGCCTACTCCTTCTAATGTCCTAAATTGACTATAAATTAAGTGTAACCCTTTGCTCTCTTCTTTCTCGTCAGTTGTTTGTATTGTATCTAATAATTGTAAGAATTTTGGGCTAAATGTTTCTAATTTATCCGGAACTAAATACTCACCTTCATTATCTTTTAAAAATTCAAGAGCGTCTTCAATTCTCTTATCATAACTAACGTCTTTATTTTTTGATTCAGCAACACTTAATTTATCTAAATCATCCATTGTATAACGACCGTCCGGATTATCTAACATCTCATAGACACCTTTTTTATCCAGTAAATCTTCATCCAGTTTATTATTTAACATCTCATCAATTGTATCTTCTTCTCTTGGCATGGGTCTTTTCATTTCTGGTGGGAATACAAAATTACAGAACGCACGAGAGAATATGCGATATGTTGAACTACTATTTTCGTAAAGGTCTGTACCGGTTGCCTTCTTAGCCTTCTTAGCGTTATTTGTTTCTTGTGTTCTCTCCGCCTGACGCGCTGATTCATATACACCAAACTGATAATCACTCATTGGTAATTTTAATACGTGATAATTCTTATTCATATCAAATTCGGGCATAAGTTGTTCTTGAGCACTTCTAAAATATGATGATAGTCCTAAAATTCTTCTTTTAAATAAATTTATATTCTGCATACTCCCGTCAGGCTTAATAAAATAGTTTTTAAATGTTTCTAATGTATCCGGTAATGCTTTGTTTAAAGTAATATCGAACTTTGTCCCAATAACTTCTATTTCATTCTTACGTAATGTCTTTATAACGTAATCTATAAATTTTGCGTCACTTGTATCGCCTCTCTTATCATATTTTACACCCTTATAATCCCCTGTTTTTGTAATCCTGTTTATGAAGCCAAACGGGTTTTTGGTAACTGTTAATTTCTTAGATGATGGACTATATTCAAGATAATCAATAAAAGCATATTTACTAAACATTGCGCGTATTGATTCCTCCGAGATTTTTCGACCAGTCTTAATATTTAGTGGTATAGTCCAGCTCTGAATATAGCCTCTTAGAATATTAAACATTATAGCGATTTCATTTGGATAATTGATAATAGGTGTTCCGGAAAGAAGGATTACTTTGCAGTTATTTGCTTTAAGTAAGAATTCATATAGTCTCATACTTATCGAGTCTGTCTTTTTTAATTTATTCACAATGCGACTTATAAAATTATGCGCCTCGTCTATTATTACTACCTTATTATCAAACGGATTTATTCTCCCGTCTTGACTCAATGTATCTACGCTTGAAGAACGTAACCCATTATAATTAATAAATCGATACTTTACAGAAATCATCTCGTTAAGTTGACTGTCTAATATTTTCCTATCATCTGTCGTAAGTTCTTCATAATTGCTTGGTTTTTTCACATTCACAAACCACGCACCTCTTTGCTTCGCTATGTATTTCTCAGGCAAATGTAATAATTCAGCAATTGATTTTGTTAATTTATTATCTCTATCATCTTGCGTGCTTAAAAATTCCCAATGTTGGTCTTTCTTAAATATCAGATCACCACAGAATTTAAGTTGACTTATATAATTGGCTCTTAGTGAAGCAGGTGTCATTACAACAATTTGTTTATCGTCCTTTAAACCTTCTGCTATAGCAATAGAAGTACAAGTTTTACCTGACCCTAAACCGTGATATAATAATAATCCTCTATATGGTGAATGTATATTTAAATAATCTCTCACAATTTTTTGATGAACCATTATATCGAAATCTCCACCTGAACGAGTCTCACATGACACACTCTGGTCTGCTTCATCAGCATCTATTTTTTCTTTATAAGGATAAAATAACTTATTTACAAATTCTACGAATTTCTCTCTGTTGTTCATGTAATATGACGGTGCAATAATTTCTTCCTTCTTCTTTGTAGGTAAACGTTCCCTTAACGAAGTTATTTCACTTGAGAAATCAACCATAGTAGCTGGTGCTTCATCTATGATTTTTAATTTTGGTCGCTGAATCGTACGTGTGCGCTTTGTAACTGTCTTAGATGGAATTCTAGATAACTCTTTAATTTCCTTAATGTTATCATTTATAACTTGTTTTGTGACATCTTCACTATCAACATCGTCGTCATCAATAATCCTTAATTTTGGTATTTTCCGGATTTTACGCATTGATGTTTTTGGTTTAGTTTTATCACTGACGCTTACCGGTAAAACTTTTTTACTAATGGTTTGAGTTGGAATTTTATCTGTTGTTGGAACAATTAATCCACGCGCTCTCATTCTTCTCTTTAATTCCGCTCTGTCATAACCAACGTCGGTTTTATCAATAATTGATAATCTCGGTTTTTGTTCGGGTTTAGGTGCGTCAGTTGTAGTTGTAGTTGTAGTAGCTGGTGATGGTGTATCATCTCCTAAAATTGTGCCTTTAATTACATCCTGAATAATATCCAATGTTGATTTTTTATCAGTCTTAGAATCTGTTTTACTCATATCATCAGTTGCTTTGTCTAAAGAAACCCCTTTAGGTTTTCTTAGTTGTATAATAATATCCTTTTTTGATTTAGGTGGGTTTTTTACTTTTAACCTTTCAATTATTGCACTCATCTATAAAAAATACATATAAAATTATTCTATAAATCTATTTTCATTGATTTCTTTTTATCTTTCTTTCTCTCTACATCATTAATAATATTATTATCATTACTTGTTTTTTTTGTTGAATCATTTATTTTTTCCTTCTTCTTAGGCTTCATTTTTCGCTCAATAACCCTCTGCTTAGGAAGTTTTTCAATATTATTTGATGGCTTAATTTCTGTCTTCTTTACAAATTGATCCATTGAAACAGTTTTTACGTTGAAATTTTTATACATCAATATGTTAGACCTTTCAGTATTATCTATTAATGTAGTCGGTTGTGTATTAAAACAATGAACAGATTTTTCGTTTTCATTAAAATCAACATATTCATTTTGAATCTGTTCTCTCTTATCCTTAAATTTTAAATATTCTATAGCATCATTAATAAATATATCGAAACTCTCTTTTATATCTGCATCCTTATTTTTCTTGTTTAATATATCTCTGGTAAGTTTATATATATCTTTACGATATATCTTAAGTTCTTCATTTGTGTATTTTTGTAATTCTTGCTTTTTATTATTACTCTTTAATTCATGTGAACGTTTCATATTACAAAAATAACTTGTATCTAATAATGGATCCATATTAATTAAACATATCATAAAATTATATGTTTAAATACGCTAAACTTATATGTTTTTAAGTTGTTGCCTGGTATGATTATTAAAACGGTCTCCACCTAAACCACATTTATTCGGATTAAAATCATCAAATTGTTCGGTCTTAAATAATATATCCCGCATCCCTAAAATTCTCTGTGTTTCTTGTGGAGATGTTTCCTTTACATTTTTATTTGTAATATATAAATCACTTTGGGAACCAGGAACGTATTCATTTTGAGGCGTCCATTTTTGGGTTGTTCTAAATAAAGATTTTACGCGCGATTCATTATCTATATTTGACGCCCATCCTGAATATGGTGCGCTTGACCCCGGATTAAACTGCGCGGTACTATTATATTGCCCCTCCACCCTTATAGGTGTATTTGATGGTTTATAGCAGTCTAAAACAGGGAATAAAACTTGACGGGTCTTTACTGCTCTTGGGTCAAATGACGCCTGTAATGTGTGGCTTGGCAGATTACGGTTATATAATCTATCATTTAATTGTTGTAAGCGCTCAACGTTACATATTGATACACCTTTAGCTACTCCGAACATTCTTAATATATATACATATTAATATTTAAATAAAAGATTATAAACTAAATATTAAATATGTGTGGCATTTTTGGTTTGTTTAATAAAGGAACACTTACGAATGATGAATACAGAGAGATTAAAAAGAGTTTTATGAAAGGACATATGAGGGGCCCGGATAACTCTAAATTTATTGAGTTAGAAAATATTGGCGCATATGTTGGATTTCATAGGCTCTCAATTAATGGTCTTGATGAGGGTTCAAATCAACCATTTTACTTAAATAACAAAATTCTATTGTGCAATGGAGAGATATATAATTATAAACAATTATATGAAAAATATAATATTACTCCTTCGACTAACTCAGATTGTGAAGTAATTATTCATATGTATGAAAGTGTTGGATTTGAAGAAATGATTAAATTACTCGATGGGGTATTTGCGTTTATATTAATTGATTATGATGACATTGATAACATTAAAATGTTTGTTGGACGTGACCCTTTTGGAGTTAGACCATTATTCCAAGGCGTATCAACTTATGATAATAGTTTTGTATTTTCTTCTCTAATGAAACAAACAAATAACGATTATAAACTATTACAATATACTCCTGGACGATGGTCTAAATATTTATTTAGAGACAATTCATGGAGTTATATACTTTCAAAACAGTATTTTAGTATTTACGATATTCCTGTTAATCCAATCAGCGACATTAAGCTTAAAGACCATTCTGAAAAGAAAGCTATGGAAATGATATATATGAAATTGTGCAACGCAGTGAAAAAAAGAGTTGATACAACAGAACGCCCCATTGCGTGCCTTCTTAGTGGTGGGTTAGATTCAAGTTTAATTACATCACTCGTATGTAAATATTATCAGACTGAATATAGAAAACTTGAAACCTATAGTATTGGCATGGAAGGTTCTGAAGACTTAAAATTCGCTCGTAAGGTCGCTGACTTTTTAGGAACCAAACATAACGAGATTATTGTTACAGAAGAAGACTTTTTAATGGCTATACCTAATGTCATTTATGAAATTGAGAGTTATGACACTACAACAATACGCGCAAGTGTTGGGAATTATTTGGTTGCTAAATACATTAGCGAGCACAGTCACGCAAAAGTTATTTTTAATGGCGATGGTTCTGATGAAGTTACAGGTGGATATCTATATTTCCATTATTCTCCGGATATGTTACATTTTGATATTGAATGTAAAAGGTTATTAAGTGATATTTATCATTTCGATGTTTTGCGTTCTGATAGGTGTATTTCTTCTAATGGATTAGAAGCAAGGACGCCATTTTTGGATAAAGAATTCGTAACCGAATATTTAAAAATTCCAATTGATTTAAGATGTAATACATACATGATTAATAATAAATGCGAAAAATATCTGTTAAGAAAGACATTCTCGGATAATAATATATTACCGCATGATGTAATCTGGAGAACAAAAGAGGCTTTTAGTGATGGTGTAAGTAAACAAACCCGTTCGTGGTATGAAATTATTCAAGAGCATGTTGATAGGTTAAACGTAGATACGATGAGAGAACAACCCGGTACAAATATAGTTAACACACCACATACAAAGGAGCAGTATTATTATAGGGAATTATTTAATAAGCATTACTGTAATAATCAAAATATTGTGCCGTATTTTTGGATGCCAAGATTTATTATATCATCAGACGCAAGTGCACGGACATTATCAATTTACAAAGATAAAGATAAACATAATAATGGGGTGAATGATAATATTTAAATATTTGTTTTCTATACTATTTATATAAATGGATAATATAAATATTACGAAGAAGGTTTATAAAACTCTTATATATGGGATATATTTATTATATGGAATTATATTCCTTGGGTTATGGAGTAGTGCACCAGACTATTTGGAAGACCTCAATTATTATTTAAAGGTGTTTGTTGGAATTGTGTTGACATACATATTTAACCCCTTTTATAAACAAGAATTTCATAGTATACACGGAAATATTGCTTTCAGTGCTGGACTATTAATTTTAACATCGACATCGTTAACTGCTTTCCAGAAGAGAATACAAAATACATTTGTTCGCGTAAAAGATGAAATACTTATATTATAAAAGAGGTATTCTATTCTTCCTTGTAATAGAATGTGTTTTTTTGTTCTTAATAAATTTTTTTAGTTCTCTCATCATCCTTATATATTCTTGTTTATCTAATGATGAAGAAGGGGGAACACATGGCTCTAATAATATGAAGGTTACATTCTTATGGTCCATATTTGTGTGTGGTTGGTCGTCAAACATTAGGAACCTTGAATTCTCGCAATTTATATGTAAAATATTACATATATCTTTAATACTTTTATTATGAGAGGTACGCTTGGGTTCTATTTTGGTGCTCCCAATCTTATATGGTCCAATTACAGAATCAAATAATTTATAATTTAATCTATCATTTATATATTCAACAATGTAATTATACCAGTATTTCGGACCCTGATTATTAGTAAAAAGAATAACCTTTATGTTTTTATTCGTCCTTTTTGTAATCATTAATTCTTTAAATATAGAGAATATATTGGTTCTAAAAACGTTGATGTTCTCATCCAGGATATTATAAAGAACCTCTTTCTTACTCATTTTATTATCTGTTTTTATAGAATTATAACTATCAAATAATGGTCCTAACTCCTGAAAATATCCAATAGTTTCATCCAAATCAAATATTACATATTTATTTATATGTTTTAGTTTTGGGTTTCTACTCCTTGTCTTACTCCTAGGTGTCGGTGTTTTCTTACTAATCATATATAAATATATATATTTTTAAAAATAACAATTATATAAACTTAATATATAATTAACTGGCATGAGATTGACAAGGAAAGATTACGAGAGAATATTAAATAAATACAATAAAACTATTGTTTTTAGTAAGAATAAGAGAACAAAAAAAAGAAAATTCGACTTAAAAAAGACAAGATCATTAACGCAAAAAACTCTTGCAGAAAAATTATGTAGGTGTATAAAAACAGTTCAAAAAAGGAGCCAAAAAAAATTAGATGAGAAGGTAGCAATTGCAATATGTAATAAATCAATATTTACTAACCGAGGAATAAAAAAATACAGCTTTAAGTGTAAAAAGGGTCCAAAACTATTACCACAGAAGGGAACAAGTATTGTAATCGAACAAGTGCGGAATATGTAAAATACATAATGGGGTTTTATTGTATTAAAGTATTTCACATTTTCGAGCTTGTAAGAAGTCAATTAACTCACTCTCAAATTTTAAATAATTACATTCTCTCATAAAACGAATCTCCTTTATATCTTGATCTCTTCTCTCTATGATTGAATATATATACCCTTTGAGAGAGAAGAAATACATTATTTCTAAAAATGATGACTTGCCAAATATGATTTCACTTCTTAATATTTCTTTTCTATAATATGAATTATATGAGGTCTCATTAGAGCAACTGTTATAACATATATTTACTTTATAATTATATATCATTTCATATATCATTTTATATAATAATATATATTATATTACTTTGCCAAGTAGGTTAATACATCTAATAGAACCGTTTCCTGTCCTGTTAATTTTTGGAATATCATACATTCGTCAAATTTGATTTCAAATACTCTATTCATATTATTCTTGCATAAAATATTACATCCAGCGTTATAAATTTTAATGTCTAAGATAGTTCCTCCGTTTGTCAATTTTATATTTTCTGGGTTTGTTAATTTTATCCACCGTATATAAGATCCATATTTTAGATGTGCTAAATCTTCTACATAGCGGTATGTCTTTAATTTTTTATGTAGTTCTTTTAACTCTTCACGATTAAGTCTCAACTTCTGTAACATATTATTTTTTTGTGTCTGTATAGTTTCTTTTGTTTCATTCACTAAAAACGCGTTCTCATCATTATCTAGAGACTTCAATAACTGTTCGATATTTAATTTTGACATGTATGGTATCCATTTATATTGTTTCTTTATTTAAACTATTTATCTTATTATCTTATTATCCAACCAAATAAAAAATTTATATTTATATTTATTCTATTGATATTTCAGAATTTTAATAAAGATATTTCTATTACTATTTTCTAACAAGTAAGTAATGATATTAATGTCGTCATCGTCAAGGATAATCTCGCTACTACCTCGATTAAAATTTCGAAATCCCAGATAAATATCTATGTATTTAAGTTTATCTTTTTTGGTCATCAGTTCATTTGATGTTTCCATTAATGCAGTTATTCTTAATATATACTTATACAAATCCAAACTACTATTACAAATAGACTTATTATATTTTCCATAGTTGATGTAACCACGTACTGTTGTAATATAAATCATTAATATCTTTATTAAGGATATAACATCATAACTTCTTTGTTTTTATATATCTCATATCTTTTATATTTAAATATTTCAATTAAAAACCCATAAAAAATGTCCAAAGTATCATAGGAAATCGTAAAATGGACAAATAAATGTCCAAAATCACTTTTTTCAAAAAAGTCTTGAAAAAAACGTTAAAAAACGTGTTTTGTTACTGACATGTAAGAAAAAAAGTTTAACAGTAAAAAGTTTTGTTACCATAAAATTTTTTGGAAAACTATTTAGAAAATTATGTTTAGTAATATATATGTACAAAAAAAACAATTTACTCAATTTACTCAGTAAAAACATACATACCAATAAAGGTATCATACAAGAAAGCCTTTCGCCAGAAAACTCGCACTTGTCAGTAACAAAAAACGCAACAAATCCAGAATTGAGTAAATTCTCCGAATTTGGTGAGCAAAAAAACAGACAAACAATTACTGAAAATAATACGCACCATACAAGTAATAAAAAGATGCAACAGAAAGAATTTTTTAACACGACAACTTCAAAACCCAAATTGGTGAGTAAAAAAATGAGTAAAAAAATGGGTCAATGTTTTAGCTGTGATTTATGCGACTATACTACGTGTCGAAAATATAATCTTATAAGACATGCTGACACCAAACACAAATTTGGGAGTGTTTTCGATGACACTGATAACGTGTGTAAATGTGGTAAAAAATATACTTATAGACAGAGCTATAAGCGTCATATATTAGAGTGCAGTATTTACATAAAAAATAATTACAAAAATGTCCGAGAATGTCCGAAAATGTCAGTTTTGGAAAATGGGGATAATGATAAGATACAATCTGGCACTTTTACCGATCTCGAAAATATGGAGAAAATATTAACAAATATACAGACAAATAACGGAGACAATAATAATGATATGAAAGAACTACTAATGACTGTCTTGGGGGACTATAAAGAACTTGTTATTAAAGCTATCGAACAGCCAAAAGTTATTAATAATTCACAAAATATTAAAAACCAACAAAATAATACGTCATTTAGTATAAAGAATTATCTAAATACTGAATGTAAAGACGCTATGAATCTAAGCGATTATGTAAAACAAATAAAATTAACATTTGATGACCTACTATATATGAAAAATCACGGAATTGTAAAGAGCTTTGAAAACACCTTCGTTAAAGGACTACGCGATATGGATAAAACATTAAGACCAATACATTGCTGTGACGCTAAGCGGGGAAACTTTTATGTGAAAGACCACGATATATGGGATAAAGATACTGCAAACGAACAAATTATTAGCACCCTTAAACGAATTACAGACCAACAATGTGACGTTTTGAAACAATGGAAACTTATGAATAACGACTGGCTTGATAATGATGTTAAACAAGAATACGCGAATGTTGTCACGCGTAAGATTGTAGATATTTATGGAGAGAAAATACAAAAACAAATATTGAACTTACTTAGACAGTTAAATATTCAATCTGAATAAAGACATTAATAATCTAAAACGGTGTAAATCCTCCCATGCTATCATTTGCCGCTAATGGTTCTTGATACATATTATCGAAATTTGTCTGTTGTTGTGGTGGGGGGGATTGTGGTTTTTGTGGTTGTTGTTGTTGGGTCTGAAGTGCTGGAGGAGGACCTTGCTGTTGTGGTGCGTAAGATTGCTGGTTTGGTAGTTGGCTTATAGATGTTGCGTGCTGAGAATTATTATAATCATCTAACCCGCCTCGCGTTGGCATACCTGAACCAGTATGTACTATAGGCTGTGAAATAGAGTAATTATTTTGTCTATGTTGATTTGTATTATTATTATTATTTTGCCCATGTGTATCAGATAACCCAACATAATCCATAAAACGGTCACTTAATATTTCTACTTTTATACCGAGTTTAGTTTGTAGAGATAATACAATTACCATAAAACAAAGCGTTATATTCATTAAATTAATCTCTGAATATTTCATATTGCTAAATGTTGGAATAAATGTAACTAATCTATGTATAAAATACATACCAACAAATAAAAATATCACTTGCATGATAACTTCAATCGAAATTTCAAATGTTGGCTTTTCTTCATCACTTGCAGGTACGTAATATTGTGTAATCTTATTTAATATAACAATTGGGATTATTGCTAAAATCGCATACTGTATAATATTCGATAATTCTCCCTTTGTATTATCATCAAATCTTAATACATGAGATACAAAGCCATTATTTTTTATAGGCGATGTTGTTGACATCGTTAATTCTTCTATGCTATCCATATGTTTTAACGTTAGAAATTAATACAATCAAATAAATAATAAAATTTTACATTTAAAGAGATACATACAATATATTATATAACAAATATGGCGATTCATAAAGAACAACAATATTTAAACCTAATTAAGCGCATTATTCAAACAGGAGATAAAAAATATGGTCGCAATGGTTTAACTTATTCAGTATTTGGAGATCAAATGCGATTTGATTTAAGAGGTGACATTATGCCAATTTTAACAACTAAACGAACCGCATGGAAAACGTGCTTAAAAGAATTATTATGGTTCATTAGGGGACAGACTGATAATAAAACACTTCAACAAGAAAACGTTCATATCTGGGATGGAAATGGAACAAGAGCGTTTTTAGATTCAAGAGGATTAATAGAGAATGAAGAAAACGACCTTGGTCCTATTTATGGATTCCAATGGAGAAACTTTAACGGAACATATCGCAACTGTGACGACACAGATAAAGACGGAGTTGACCAACTTAAAAACGTTATTGACGCACTAACAAATGACGGATGTAAACCCGGTGAAAATAAGTATTCAAGGCGACTTATAGTATCTGCATGGAACCCTTGCGCATTAGATAGCATGGCACTTCCTCCATGTCATGTAATGTTTCAGTTCTATGTAAATTCTAAAGATGAGTTAAGTTGTCATCTATATCAACGTAGTGGAGATGTAGGGCTTGGTGTTCCGTTTAATATTGCAAGTTATAGTTTTTTAACACATATTATGGCAAAAGTATGTGGTTTAAAACCTGGAGAATTTGTATATAGTTTGGGAGATTGTCATATTTACGAAGAACATATTGAAGCACTAAAACAACAAATAGAGAGAGAGCCACACGATTTTCCAACTATTGACATCAACAATACTAAATATGCCGATGTGATTACAACATTAGAAAATATTAAGGTGGATGATATTAAAATTATTGACTATCAATATCATCCTAAGATCAAAATGGAAATGATTGTTTAAAATTAGTTTTCTGTATAATATAAAGTATCTATATATTTTATACTATGGTTAAAGTTGTCAATGTAAAGAAGAAATTAAATGACGATGATACTAAACTATTAGAGGGTAAAACATTACCAAAAGGATATTACAAGAAGGTTTATAAAACCGATGTTGATATTATTGATGAAAACGGAAATTATTTATTAAGATTCAGAAAGAATGTATTAAAAAAAGAAAATATAAATATCGCATATGATGCAATGATTAAACACGCTCGCCAAACAACTACTACAAGAGGAATGACAAGTGGAGAAAGTGGTAAGAATAAAATAGTTCAGAATAATATACCGATAGCATCTAATATTATAGGATATTTTGATACATTATCGTTAAAACAGAAGGCTTATTTTAGAGATGCTGGTTTATTTGATAAAAAACCTACGTGCAGACAAACTGCGTTCAATATGAATAACCCATTAAAATGGAAAAATATAGTTCCTTTAATAAAAGATATAGATTCGCAGTATAAACAATTATTCCCAAAAGAACATAATATTCAATACAAGGCTGCACAATCGACTAATTTTGTAATCGATAATACGGCATTTTCAACTATAACAACAAATCTAAATTTACAAACAGCATGTCATTTTGATAAAGGGGATTTCAGTAAAGGATTCGGTAATTTAGTTGTTATTGAAAGAGGAAAATATAAAGGGGGGTTTACAGGGTTTCCACAATATGGAGTTGCTGTTGATGTTAGAAACGGTGATTTTCTAGGAATGAATGTTCACAAATTACACGGAAATGAGCCAATTGAAATGATAAAAAAAGATTCTGAACGTCTCTCTCTAGTCTCATATATGAGAGATGGAATCTATGAAAAATGTAAGGGACATAAAGTATTAACAAAAGAAGATTTTGAAAAAGTTAGAACAAAGGCATCAAAAAATCGACAAAGTGGAAAAACAGAGAAAATTAGGAGAATTGCACAGACTAAGATTAATAATAGGCGTAAAACAAATGGTAAAAAGACTAGAAGAAACCGGAAATGAAACAAATTTAATAATAAAATAAAAATTGAAATGGTAATTACACTGATACATAACCATAAAACTAGCTATTAATACTTATATTTACATATCGAAACACAATGTCTAATGAACAAATAACGCATTTGGTTATCAATATACTAGTAAAGATACTACAGAACCTTTGGGATTAATCATAATAATTTGGGTGATATGTCATCTTTAACAACTGATAGTGATCATTATACTGATAGTGAAGATGATAATGATGGCGTATTAGATGAAATACTTGAAATGATAAATGATTCGAGTGATATAAGAAGCTATGCTTTAATAAGATATAATGACAAGATGCGCGAGTTGTCGTCACTTGGAAATACAATAAACTATGGTGAAGTATCTTCACATACTAGAAATTTCGTTGCGAGAGAATGTATAATTTTATATAAGGCAATTGAAGTACTTGACAATTCGTATTCTGCGTCAACATTTGAAAGAATTAGCCGGTTAACAAATATTTTGGATGATGATTTATCTATTGAATCAAATGATTATATTATTAATCCAGATCAGTGTGACCCATTTCACTATTATAACCAGGATTGTGGATATTAAAAAAATAGTCAATCAAATAAAAAATTATTATAAATTTTTTATTTTTATTTCAATCTCATATTTTTAGATAAGATTTATGCGTTAATGTTATAATGCCTTATGATACTTGGTGGACAATGTTGTCGCGGTGGTGGTGGTGGGGTGCTTTGTGGCGAAGAGATATTATATCTATAATTATCATGACACGAAATGTCGTCATCGCCAAAAACACTAGCGTTTACTGAAGGGGTATCCATTATGACAGTTTCAGTATCAGAGTTATATCCAATAGTACTAATATCTGGACATAGTTGATCATTATGAATATATGTACGAACGTTGTTTATGCATACTAAAACGTCACCATTTTCACTAAACATATCTAGACAAATGCCGGAATGTTCGATAATTTCGATAGCGTGTTCTTTTGTAGGAGTGTCATTATGCTTAAGTTTAATCCTATTAAATAACATAATTAAATCATTAAACAGATCTTCAAATTTTGAGTGGGATAATGAAAGATAACCATTGTAAAATAAGTCAAATATATCGTGTATAAGAACCTTATTTATAGATATACCGTTGTTATCTCTCAGAGCATAGCTCAGAGTTTTAATTAAATGGGTATCATCAGAATATGCCATTGTAAACATTTAATAATAAGTATTATAAATATATAACATCTAGTGTGGTAATGTATTTTATAGTTTATATAATTTCATAAAAGTATTTCAATTTTATATAAATATTTATTACACCTCTCTATAATAGATAAAAAAAGGGTTCCCCCAATTTTTACAAAATTTTTAAATAAATTTTTAATATTTACCATGAATGGTTCAAACCAGAATACACACCTAGTTTTTTAGACATTTCCATATTATCTGGATTCAATAATACCTCTTGAAATTCATCAAATATCGGGGACATTAATAAGCTATGTTTGTTATGATATAAAACACTAACTTGCGTTTCGTATTCATATGTAAAAATATTACGCGATATCATGGCCCAATCCCAGGGTTTATCAGGATTATCTTTAATGAATTCTATAGTAATATTTGGATTATTTGAAACACAATTCCAAACCCAAGGTTTAACACAATTCCAAACCCAAGGTTTGTCTGGATTATCTTGAATAATCTCCATAGTAATATTTGGATTCTGAGAAATCAAATCCCAACTCCAAGGCTTATCAGGATTAGCTAGAATAAACTCCATAGTAAGGTTTGGATTATCAGAAATTAATTCCCAGACCCAAGGTTTGTCCGGGTTAGACTGAATAATTTCCATAGTAATATTTGGATTTTTCGAAATTAATTCCCAATCCCAGGGTTTATCAGGATTATCTTTAATGAATTCTATAGTAATATTTGGATTATTTGAAACACTATTCCAAACCCAAGGTTTGTCTGGATTATCTTGAATAATCTCCATAGTAATATTTGGATTACGAGAAATCCACAACCAATTCCAAGGCTTATCAGGATTAGCTAGAATAACGTCCATAGTAATATTTGGATTCTGAGAAATCAAATCCCAACTCCAAGGCTTATCAGGATTAGCTAGAATAAACTCCATAGTAATATTTGGATTACGAGAAATAAAAACCCATTCCCAAGGCTTATCAGGATTAGCTATAATAACGTCCATAGTAATATTTCGATTCTGAGAAATCAAAAACCATTCCCAAGGCTTATCAGGATTAGCATCAATAAAATCCATAGTAAGTTTTGGATTACGAGAAACCCAACCCCAGTTCCAAGGTTTGTCTGGATTATCTTGAATAATCTCCATAGTAATATTTGGATTACGAGAAATCCACAACCAACACCAAGGCTTATCAGGATTAGCATCAATAAAATTTATAAGCTTCGTACCAACAATATTATTAGCCCGTATGATGATGTCATTATGAGAATACATAGTTGAAAATGCGTTGTTTTATTTTAGTATAGAATAAATAAGAGAGATCATATGTGTAGTTAGTTAATATAATTTAACATATAAAAAGTATTTCAATTTTATGAAATCTCTCTATAAGAGAATTAAAAAAAGGGTTTCCCCCAATTTTTAAATAAATTTGTATTAAATAATTATTCATAATCATCATCGTGTAATAATGATCTAAATGTTACGAACTCACTAAAATTATTTTTACTGCTAGCATTAATAAAGTTTTTTTCAGTAATAAGAACGCAATGTAAATCACTATTAAATCTAGTATAACCTTCATAAATAGGAGGATTTTCGTGATCCTTTCTTTTACCTAAGTATTTACCATTTATAGTTTTCCAACAATTATGCGTTTTCTTTGATTTATTGGTATAAACATAGGGAACAGCAGTAAGCATCGTTTTAATCCAACATTTGTTTGAAGATGTAAATTCTTGTATTTTTTTATAAAGTTCTTCAGTAGTATATGAATGATAAGGAAGAGGTAAGATACGTTTACTTTGCCCACTATATTTTTTAGAATATCCAGAAGAAGACATTATCGTTAATAAGTTTAGAATAAATACAGAAACAACATAGATAAATCATAAAAGTAGAAGGGTTTGACAATACTCATAGATAGAAAAGTATTTCAATTTTATTTAAATGATCTATTTATTACATAATTAAAAAAATCTCAATATATATTAGTTAAATGGCAAAAACAAAAACAAAAAGAAATATTAAAAAAAGAAATTGTAAAACAGTTAAAAAAAAAATGTCAGAGATATACGCAGTTGCGATCCCAACATATAAACGATATATACAAGTATATGAAAAAACATTGACAACTCTGTTAGGTCATAAAATAAAATCTGATAATATATATATATTTGTTGCGAATAAGAGAGAAAGAGAAGAATATAAAAAGGCATTACCTAAAGGGAGTTACCATAAAATAGTAGTCGGAGTATTAGGAATAAACAATCAACGAAAATTTATGAATAAGTATTTCAAAGAGGGTACAAATGTGTTATATGTAGATGATGATGTAGAAAAAGTTGAAGAATTGAAAAATGGAAAGTTAATAGAAATAAAAAACTTGGATAGCTTTATAAAGAAAGCGTTTCAAGAATGTATTAAATATAAAATAAACCTATGGGGGATTTATCCAGTTAGAAACGCTTTCTTTATGGAACCCCGCCCTGTAAAAAGTTACGGATTGCGTTTCATATTAGGGACCTTTTACGGACAAATAATAAGACATAGCAAAGACTTAATAACATCACTAGAAGAAAAAGAAGATTTTGAGAATTCAATATTACATTATAAAAAAGATTGTGGTGTATTAAGATATGAAAAGATTACAATAAAGACTAAATTTTATAATCCAGATGGTGGAATATATGCGATGACAAAAGATAGAAAAAGAGTCCATGAGAAATCAGCAAAAGAATTAGCGCGTAAATATTCTGATTATGGAAAAATATGGCAAAGAGAGAACGGGACATATGAATTTAAATTAAAGTCTCTCCCGTACAAATGTTAATCCTAATTTTTATATTCAATTTCCACCGTGTAATAACTATATTATATATTATTTATGAAACAATCTTATAAATAAAAAAGGGTTATACCCTTGATATTTTTATTTACACCTTTGAAACTTTCAGATGAATAATTAAGATACCACTATACAAAAAATAAATATCTATTTATATTATGTATGACCAATAATAAAAATTGTTTTAAATATAATATAAATCCTAATATAATTATAAATAACACAGAAGATTATTATGTAATACCATTTGGACATCGCTGTTCTAGTGCATTAGCAATAAAATTTGCTTCATTGCGTAAAATGTCACTACCATTTGATTGGACAATACCTCTTTTTCCAAAAAAAATAAAAAATGTATTGGAAAATAATTTTGAAGATTTTATTCCAGATGTACATAATAATATATTTCACAACAAATATGATGTATGTTTAGCCCATTTTAATAATAATATTGATGAAGGAATTAAACAATATGAACGTCGTATTGAAAGATTTAAAAAAATTATTATAGAAGATAAAAAAATGTATTTTGTATATATTAATGAAGATTATTTGTATAATGAAAGATATAGGGAAAAAGAATTTAATGATAATATATTTTCACAAATGTTAGAACTTGAATCATATTTAAAAAAAAAATATCTTAAAATTAATTATAATATATTATATTTTAATTTTTTTGAACATAAAATTCCAAAAGAATCTAATATTATTAATATTGTATTAAATACTAATATAACATACAATAAAGAAACAGGTGCTCCTTATGAAGAACTTAGAAAATATTGTGGCAAAATATTAAGTATTATTTTTAAAAGTAAATTTAAACCAGGATATTGTCATAAAACATTTAATGAAGAATAAAATTAATTTAGTTACATAATTTTATAAACTTTTTTTGGTTTATAATTATTTATTTTTTTATTATAATTTATATTTGTTAATGAATTCGTAAAATGATTTTTATAATGAGATTTTTTTATTTTCTTTATTGATTTCTTAATGCTTTTTAATAAATCATTATATTCTATTTTACTATCTAATTTGATATAATGTTTCAATTCACTAAAATAACTTCCTATTGGATTTGTTTGAGGATGATATGGTATATTTAATACGTAACTATTTCCACTATTTTTAATATACTCTAAAACACTTTTTGCTATATGACTTCTAGCATTATCAAATAATAATAATTTATTTTTCATTTTTAAAAGTATGTTATTTTGTAAAAAGTCTAAAAATCTATCTTTATTTGAACCACCTTTTTCATAAAATTTATATGCAACGACTCCTTTTGTTGATATAGCCATTAATAATGTATATTTTCTAAAAACTTTATTATCTGTTGTCTTAAAATAACATCTTTTTCCTTTTATAGTTCTACAATATTCTTTTACCATTGCTGATTTTATAGATGTTTCATCAATACTTATTATATCTTTCATATTGTATTTATTAATTTTATTAAAAAAGGATTTTACTTCTTTTTTATAACTAGTTTTTTTACCATACCTCGTTTTAGGAAAGTGACTTTTTCTAGTTCTTTTTCGTGTAATATGATTATCAAGTAATACCTTACCTAACCATTGAGAAGTAATAGTATAATTTTTAAACTTTCTTTTTAATTTCTTGTTTAATTCTTCCAAAGATAAAAATTTATTATTTCTTTGATATAAAAATTTCTTAATATAATCAATATTAACTTGAGTTATTTTATATGATTTTTTAGTTTTATTATGAAGGGAAGATAATTTATTTTCATTATATGACTTAACCCATCTCATAAGAGAAGTTCTATTACAATCATAAATCTTACATACTTTTACATAATTTTTGATTCTCAGATAATATTTAATATAATTATAGATATTAAAAGTGTTCAACTGAAAGTTTCAAAGGTGTATATAATTATCCAATAATATTTTTTACATAAGAGACAATTTAGTACGTTTGTAAAAGAACGCTTCATATCTCTCAACACGTGCACCAAGTAATATATCTTCAGTCGTACGTTTAGACTTTACCCGCATAACCTTAAACATCCCATTGTTTCTAAGACATAACTGGTTAAGATGGTGTATAACTGTTTGTGGAACCGAATTAGTCAGTAGAATCCTAACCTTCTTACCGGGTGGGAAAATGGTATCAACCAACCCTGTAAAAGCGTGTTCATCTTTAATAATATTTATCCATGTGGATGAAGCATCTAATGATAATTCGTGACTGTGATGAAATGCCTCATGTCTTGAAGTGTTTGGTAGTTCTTGAAGCTTATGTTTATCCTTCGTTGCCTGATTTGCCTCGTACGTATAACCGGTAAAGTAAAGTGTGGAAGTGGTGTTAAAATCCTTAACCCCTGGAGTTACATCTCCAACAATCGGGGAACAAATAAGTATTTGTATCCGTTTAGCTGCACCTTCAGATTCTTTAGTACGCCAATGTTTCAACTTAATAGCTGCGTGATACGGCATATTATTTCTAATTGAATCCGATATTGTTACTCTTTTACCGGACTGGTTTAGGCTATTTAGATCACCAAAATTAAGAATTTGTCCTACTGGAAATTCTCCATCAATAACTGATTGTAAAAGTGTCAAAATCTCAAAACGCTGGATGTCATCACCAAACGCGTCAGGCTTTTCATTAATGTGGTCAATAAGGAACTCAACAACCTGCAATTTTAACGTTTCTGTAATTCTCAAAGAACCATATTTACAATTCATAATTGTCGCACATTGTTCTATTGGCGTCCATTCGGATTCATCTTCTGACATAGTATTTATTTTAATCTCTTGTGGAACCGTAGAATATCCAACTAATCCAACCGTTTTTTGATTAATTCTCGAGGAGATAATATTTTTGGCATATCTTGGAACATCATCACATCTACGCTCCATTAGATTAATATACCTCGTAATTTCTGAAGCGGTAGCATATTCAATAAAATCAGTATGGTCACGGTTAATATTCGTTATAGCGTCCGATAATAATAGATCACTTGGAAAATCATCCTCTCCACGTCTCAATGCATCATATTGCGTCTTTAACTCCGAAATTTTAAGCTGTTTTCGTGCTTTTAGAGCAATATCAATTCCATCTTTATCATCAATGGTATTCTCTTGAATAAGACGGTTCGCAACAAATATTTTAGTTCCATTAGGGTTAAATGGACCATATCCACACATTCTTCCCAGGAGAGATTGTAAAACTGTGTCGGTAGAACCATTGCACGAAGAGCTCTCAAATACAAATGCGACGTGTTGTTTAGGTATAACCTGACCTAGTCGACCCATATTTTTAATGACAACTAATGTGTTTTCAGTTGGCGCAGTTTCAAGAGTATCCCAACCATCTGGTAATGTATCGCGGTTCTTCATATCGTAGAATATAACGTTATTCCATCCGGCGTATTCCGAAATTATCTTAATTTTATATGATTCTGCATGACTGCGTAGTATACCATATTGTGGTTTACCCTCAATAATGGCATCTTTAAGAACATTAAGAAATTTTGTATGTCCACTAATGGAATAATTCAAAATATCCCAAGAAGGTCCGATTGCGTTATTATCGTTATAATAAGATACACCACGATATAGAGCACCTGGTTGCATTACAATTATATCCTTTGTAATCTCATTGTATACTGATGAATCTTTACAATCAATATACTCCGAGAATGGTGTAGCGCTCACTGTTAGCAAATAGCAGTGTTTTGCCTTCCAGGTTTCGTTCGTCCGGGTTGTCCCATCGACAAGAAGCCCATTATTAGTAAACATCTGGAACGGTCGGTTGTGCTTGTCCTGAGCATAGTGAGATTCATCCCATACTATTAGGGACCTATGTGGGATAGTCAACCCGGTTAGCTCGTGAGACTTCTTCGCAATTATGAATGTTGAAATATCAGCATTCATAACACTGTCGAAATGTTCTACCGCGACAGAAATAGATTTAACTAATTGTTTGTGTAGGTCAGTGTCGGCAACACCAGTGAAAATATAGACTCTTTCAACCATTCCAAAATGCACCATTGCGCACGCAGTAAATAAGAATGCGCCAGTTTTACCGCTTTGCATTTGTGCTAAAAGTAATGCCATTTGCGTCTTGGAGAATGTTGAAATAATATGTTGCGCTGCCTTAACCTGTGTATGATGAAATACACTTGAGCCAATCTCTGTAAATTTATATAGTGATTTGGTATCAATAATTTCACTATCGTCAATACTATGGACGTTAAACAACGATTCAAGGTCACGTTGTAAATCCATAATTGATAATTTTGGGGTGAACCAGTATAACAAGTAAATTATAATTTGTTTTATTTGTATAGAAGAAGTTCATAGTAATAGAAATTTATTAAATAAAATGTTTATTAAAAGTATTTCAATTTTATTTTAAATGATAAATCTCTTATAAATAAAAATTTATAGTTATTTGACGAATATTATATTGTCTAACAAGAGAATGTGGACGGAGGGGAGGAGGATAACTATTAGGACATGAGTTATTATATAAAATTGAGTAGTGTTTTATTTCTCTCTGTATTTGCATCAAACTACATATATTAAAATAGATTTTATAATATTACTGCTGTAATAATGATTTTAACATATAAGAAGAAAACAAAGAGACCAACAACGACAACCTGTTTTGGATGCTGGTCAAATATGGACGATGATAAAGCACACCAACAACACGGTAGATGCATTAACATTAAAACAGGTGTTGATGTTTGTGAAAAAAGTGGAGATGTCATGTGTGAAATTACCTGTTACGGATGTATTATTAATGATGATATTAGCGATACAACACATCAAGGATGTGGTGGGTGTCGTAACGAGGTAAATATGGCGATGGAGAGACGTGGTAATTTTGTTAATGGTCTAATTTGCTATGGTTGTAAGATAGACTCCACAAATGAGTTTTCACATATGGGGGTTGGTGGATGTTGTTTGGAATTCTGCGAAGAAGAGGATCAAGAAAATGGAGAAAAAGAGACCTGTAGGGGGTGTTTATATGACATCCCGGGACAACTGGCACATATGGAAAAAGGGGGTTGCTTGTATGAATAATGATAAATTTTAAATAAAAACATAATATACATATCCTTTCTACCAAGTGTTATTATTATATATTATATATCATATATCATTTATAGTAAAATTTATAGTAACATAATAAAATTATTAAAATGTTATTTGACGAATATTATATTGTCTAACAAGAGCAGGTGGACGGAGGGGAGGAGGATAACTATTAGGAGACGAGTTATTATATATATAATTGTCTGGTAAAGAACCATAATCAATATCATCCCCAAAAATACTCGCACTTTCAGAAGGAGTTTCCATAATAATAGTATCATCGTCCGTATTATATCCAATAGTACTTATATCATCGCGTTGTTGATTATCAGACAATACACTATTAATGAGAGTACTTGCATAAATAAATCCGTCTGTGATATCATTATATATTACCAAACAACCCAAACAAATTTCGATTTCTCCAATTGTTTGAATTGCGTGGTCCTTAGTTTCAATGTCGTTATATTTCAATAAGATTTTATTGAATAGTTTATTGAGTTCATTAAATAAATCTTTAAACTCATCAACAGATAAAATAAGTTTTCCTTCGTTAAATAAATTAATAATATTTAGTATGGAGAGTTTGTTAATGGATATCCCAAAATGGTTAAATAACGCAAGCCCAAGAGTATGCATATTATCAGAATAATCTGTGTAAGCCATATTAGAGATGTATTTATGTTTATGTTTTGATAACAAATATTATGTTAGCATTGTAATATAATTAATTAGTAATACCTATGTTATGTAATGAAAAAGTATTTCAATTTTATAAAGAAAACCTCGATTAAAATAAAGAAAACTCTTCTCTATAAAAGAAAAAAAAGGGTTTCCCCAATTTTTACATATTTTTAAATAGATTTTTAATATTTACCATGAATGGTTCAAACCAGAATAAACACCTAGTTTTTTAGACATTTCCATATTATCTGGATCCAATAATACCTCTTGAAATTCATCAAATACATCACACATAAATAGTTTATGTCTGTGATTATATAAAATATCAACTTGTAATCTGTATTCATACTTAAATGTATTGCCAGAAATGCCATTCCTGGATAAGTATTTTATAACAAAAGTCATTTCTAATGGAGGGATGTATCTTGATTGTTAAAATTAATTTCATAATTAAAAATATAAAATAATAATTTTTTATAATCCAAA